CGCGCCGTCGGGATCTGAGGTCGAAGCCGTCGTCAAGGCAGCGCGAACGCTCGCCGACCAGCGACGCAAGGCGGAGATGACCACGCAGGGATCGAGGCTGGCCGATGACCAGCGCTGACGACTTCCTCGGCCTGGGCCAGCCGCACGATGCCACCGCGCCCGGTCCGTGGTTCCCCGCTCGCCACTCCGGCGAGTGCGGCACCTGCTTCATGGAGTTCGAGGAGGGCGACACAATCCGGGCCGACGGCGAGGGCGGCTGGGAGGCGCAGGACCACGGGCACGACGAGGAGATCCGACACACCGACGCACCGCGCGTCCAGGTGCTGGAGCCGGTCCCGACCGCGCCAGGAGAACAGAACGACCGCACACCCGACCACCGACCAGAGGACGAGACCGTGAACGAGGATGCGCAGAGCGAGCTGGACCAGGACGAGGAGCGGCTGGCCGTGGCGAAGTCGGACGGGAAGGTGCAGTGCTCGCTGTGCCCGCGCCGGTTCGTGCCGACCAAGAGCGGCAAGGTGCGCAGTCACAAGGCGCTGGATGCTGTCACCGGCCGATCGCTGGAGGACGTCTGCGACGGCAGCGGCGAACCGCCGCGCGAAGTGCTCGCAACCGCTGCCGCAGAGGGGGAGCCCAACGCCCTCGCACAGATGGAGGCGCGCATCGCCGCCGGCCCCCAGCCGGGCCCGAACCCGCACCGCGCGCCGTTGCCGACCGCGCGGACGGAGGAGGGCTGGGGCGCGCCTGTCGCGCCGCTCCCGATCGCTGATCTGGAGACCGAGGTGGATCCGGACCTCGGCGTGCCGCTCGCGGCTACTGCACCACCCAGCCTGTGGCCGGACTCCGCCCCCGGCGACGACACTCCGCCGTGGGACGAGGCGCAGCAGGTGGACCCCCGCGACCCCTGGTCCACCTGGAGGAACCGGGCTCAGGCGGTGAAGACCCACGCGGAGGCCGCAGTTCTCTACCGCGAGGCCGTCACTGCCGGAACCACGGAGGCGTTCCGCACGGAACTGGCCGCACTCATGAACGAGGCACTGGAGCGGCCGGGTCCGGCCGCCGTCGAGGCCGCGACCGGCACGCCGCTGCTCGGCTACGGCACCGGCAAGGACCCGGAGGACGACGACCTGGTGGAGCAGCTGGGCCCGTGGATCCAGGCGCAGGAGGTGCGGACCCGCGCGGAGGCGGCGGCCCTGTACGCCGAGGCCAGGGCCAACGAGGCCTCGCCCGCACAGCTGGCCGCCCTGGCCGAGGTGATGGGCAGGGCACTGGAGCGTACGGTGCCCGCTCCCCGGGCTGCCACCGTGGAGGCCGCACCCGCCGCGCTGAAGGAGCAGTCCGTGTCCACTGTCGACACCGCCGCGCAGGACTTCCTGGCCACAGCTGCCGCCGAGCAGCCCGAGCCGGCCCGGGACCGGTGGGGCCGCTACCTGCTGCTGCACCCGTGCACCGGCCAGCCGCAGGCGTGGACCCGGGCCACGACGTTCGCCAAGAGCTGCGCCGACACGTACGCCCTGAGCCAGTGGGGCGCCCGGATGACGGTGGTCGGACTGACCAAGCGGGACGACCTGCTAGCCCTGGCCCACGGCAAGGACGTCTCCAAGGACAAGAAGGCCCTGGACAGGATCGTGGAGGACGCCAAGTCGGCGGCCGGCGACAAGGTGGCCGCCAACAAGGGCACCGCGCTCCACTCCTTCACCGAGCTGGTCGACACCGGCCGCGGCACCGTGGCGGACGTCCCCGAGGCGCAGCGCGCCGACGTCTCTGCCTACCGGGCGGCGATGGAGGACGCCGGGCTGGAGGTGGTCCTGGCCGAGCGCATCACGGCGGTCACCAATTTCGACGTGGCCGGGACCTTCGACCGGGTCCTGCGGCTGACCCGGGACCTGCCCGGGATCGGCCAGGCCGGGGACTACGTCATCGGCGACCTCAAGTCCGGCCGGGACCTGTCCTACGGCTGGGGCGAGATCGCCGTCCAGCTGGCGGTCTACGGCCACGGCGTCAACGAGGCCGGAGTTTGGGACGCCGTGGCTGGGCGCTGGGAGCGACTGCACCTGACGGTTCGTGAAGATGTCGGCATCGTCATGCACCTCCCGGTCGGAAAGGCCGAGTGCACGCTGTACCGGGTCGACCTGGCCGAGGGCTGGCGGGCCAGCCGGCTGTGCGCGGACGTCCGCGAGTGGCGCAAGGCGAAGGACCTGGCCGCGCCGATCAGTGTGGCGGAGGCTGCTCCGTCCATGGCCTCGGTGACCGCGATCGCTCCGGCCCAGTCGGTGGTGCGGCAGCCGTCCTGGGAGGAGCGCTTCAGCGCGGTGCAGTCGAAGCAGCAGGCCGCCGAGCTGTACGAATCCGCTCGGAGCGACCTAGAGGTTCGCCGGACGCCCGACCGGTTGAAGGGCCTGGTGGAGCTGGCCCGGCAGCAGCTGGAGAGGCTCAGCGAAAAGGCCGGATGAGGTTTAATTAAATCGCTAAACAGGGTATGCTCAGACCAGATTGAAGCGGTACCGGGGACCAGCTTTCAACGCCGCTGGTCTTAAACGAACCGGCTCAATAGGACGCCCGGTACCACTGCACGACAGGCCGCCGCTCACGGCAGCGGGCCCGGGGAATCGGGTGCGGGGGTTCAACTCCCCTGACGGCCACGCAGCACCGCACTGCCAGACGTGCGCAGGTCGAACGCGAAGCGGACGGCACTCACCTCCAGCAGTGCGATGCTCGAACCGGCAGCTGACCGGCAGACGGCCCGCCACGACGAGGGGCGTCCGGTCGATCGGCTGCCGGAGCCCGCCAACCGACAACGGAGCACCCCAGCCACCGATCAAAGGACCAATGACCATGACCGAGACGTACAGCCCCAGCGCCGCCGACGCGGTCGCCGCAGCGTTCCTCACGCGCGGCAAGACCGTCAGCGCGCAGTTCCCCCGGGTCGGCCACACGGTCGAGGGCACCATCACGGACTTCCGGATGAGCCTCCAGACCGACATGAAGACCGGCGACCAGATGTACTGGGTCGGCAAGAGCCCCACCAAGGCGTCCGAGACCCCCGACAAGAAGGGCACCGGCCTGCGGCCGGTCGAGCAGCTCCTGATCGACATGCAGTGTGTGCCGACCGGAGTCAAGTGGGAGGGCCTGGAGTACGAGGAGGTCCACATCGAGGAGGACGACGGCATGCGCACTCTGTACGTGAAGGGTGCCGTCCAGGCCGCCGTCGCCAAGGCGATCAAGGACTCCGGCGGCGCTCTGGAACGCGGTGCCTACCTCAAGGTGACCCGGGGTCCGAACGGCAAGAACGAGCGCGGCGAGCGCAAGTTCTCCTACACCGCTGAGTACACCCCGGCGGCGAAGAACCCGAAGGCGGCCGAGCAGTTCCTGTCCGCCGCCGGCGACGACAACCCGTTCGCGTAGCGGCCGGCCCTGCGGCAGCGTCCTCCTTTTCAAGGAGTCACTGTTTGCATAAATCGCCCCGACCCCTACCATGACAACAGGCGGGAGACCGCTGGAACCGTGGACGTGACCGACCGGACTCCATTGCCGGTGGGTCCGCAGAAGCCCCGTCACGGACTCCATCCCCCGGAGTCCCGTGGCGGGGCTGTCTTATGATGATCAGGAAAGACCACCGACCAAGTTAGGGAGTTGAACGGCATGGCGACTGTTGTATGGCCTACCGGGGACCAGGCCGGTGGGCGGGGTGACTGGATCTTTGTCGATCTCAGCGGTCGGCTCACCAAAGTGGCCGGCAGGTTCCTGGGGTTCGGCACCTCGTACAAGCCGGACCACATGTACCACAAGGGCCAGGAGTACGCCGACAAGCGGCAGCGGTGCTCGCGCTGCCGCTGGATGGAGGTCAGGCTCTTCTCCGAGACCGGTTCCGGCCGCTACCTGCTGGTCACCCGGGGGGCCTCGGCGGTCCCCGGCGAGACCGAGCGGGTTACCTGCACTCTGGTGCACGGGCCGTTCCAGGCCGTGGAGGCGGCGACCACCCGGCGCGAGGAGCCCGGCGCCGAGCCGTTCCTGATCAAGCCCGCCGCCATGGCGCTCGCGCAGGCGGCGCAGTACGACGACGCTCTCAAAGAGGCCTATGTCAACCGCGCCGTAGCGTGAGACCCAGCGGATACCGGAGCACACGATGACGACCACAGACGAGAGGCGGTCCCACGGGAGGCCCCGCCCCGAGGAGACCATCCAGCGCGACCAGGCGATCCTGGACCGGCTCCGGCAGGAGGGGCCGCAGACCACGGGCCAGCTCGCTGAAGCCCTGAGCGTCAGGGAGTCCCTGGTGGACGTGGCGCTGGGGCGGCTGCACAGCGCACGGGAGGCCCACCGGCGCCGGGAGATCCACGACGGCTCGTTCCAGACCTTCTGGCACGCGGGCTGGGACGAGGACGCCCAGCCGCGCAAGCGCCCGCGCCCGCAGAGGGTCGGCCGGGACCAGGTCGTCCTGGACCGCCTCCAGGAGCACGGACCGCGCCGGGTGGACCGGCTCGCCCGCGAGCTGTCCATGGAGGAGTCCCTGGTGGAACTCAGCCTGAAGCGGCTCAAGGCCGCGGGAAGGGCCCACTGGGTGATGGACGCGGACGACGATCCTGTCTGGACCGCCGGCAGGGAGGTCAAGCCGCGCGGCCGGCCGCGGTCCCCGGAGACCATCCGGCGCGACCGGGACGTCCTGGGCCAACTGGTCCAGGGTGGGCCGCAGACCAGGAACCAGATCGCCGAGGCCCTGCGCACCAAGCAGTCCCTGGTGTACCTCTCCCTGGGGCGCCTGCGCGGCGACGGCGCGATCCGCAAGTGCGCTGGTGAGGGTGCTTTCACCATCTGGTCCGCAGACGGGACGTGCGACGGATGACCGCGCCGACGCAGGCCGACTGCACGGCCCTCCTCCAGAACGGCGGCCGGAGACTGCACACCGGCCTCTGGGAGATCGGCAGCTACGCCTATACCGAGGCGGACGCGCTGGCGCTGGCCGAGCTGTGCCTCCGGCTGGGCCAGCCGCTGTCGGCGGCGATCACCGCACGGATGTTCCTCGCCGTCGTGCGCCGCCTCGACGCGGTGGAGGCGGCGCTGCCGTCGCAGGTCCCACCGGATCACTGGGGGCCGGCACCGGACCCGTCGTGTGATCGGAGCCACTGATGGGCCAGCACCGGACCAACCGCACTCCCCCTCTGACCGTGAGCGTCGCGATACCCACGATCCCCGGGCGCGAGGCGCTGCTCCGCCGGGCGGTCGCCTCGGTCCACGCCCAGGAGCGCCAGGCCGACGCCATCCTGGTCGAGCGGGACGCCGGGCGCACCGGTGCCGCGCAGGCCCGGAACCGTCTGCTGGAGCGGTGCACCACCGATGTGGTCGCGTGGCTGGACGACGACGACCTCCTGCGGCCGAACCACCTCAAGGCCTGCCTGAGGGTCCTGACCAGCAGCCCTGGGACGGACCTCGTCTATCCGAGGCCCAGAATGTCCGGCGGCCAGGACCCCACCGCGACCACCTACCGCGGCCGGTTCCCGGTCGAGCCCTGGGGCATCCGCTGGCAGCCCGAGCTGGAGCGGCACCTGCGCACCCACGGCTCCTTCATCCCCATGACGCACCTGGTGCGCACCGACGCCGTCCGCAAGGCAGGCGGCTTCCCCGAGGGCCGCACCCTGCCGACCGGCCGCTACCAGGGAGAGGACGAGCGGTACCTGATCGCGCTGCTGGACACCGGTGCCCGGTTCGGACACCTGGATGCGGTGACATGGACCTGGACGGTCAACCCGGACAGCACCGCCGGGAGGCCCGCGTGAATGCCGCCGTCCGGTTCGCTGCCGCATACGCCGCTCTCACCGCCTCGCACAAATTTGCGGATCACTGGATCCAGGTCGACGCGCAGGCCACCGCCAAGGGCGACCCCGGCACAGCAGGGCGTCTTGCGTGCGCGTCCCATATCGCCACGTACACCGTGACGCAGGGTCTCGCACTGCTGGCTGCCGACAGACTGCTCGGCCTACGTCTCAGCCCGGGACGTACTGCCGCCGCGCTGGCCGTCTCAGCCGGGACGCACTATGCGGCAGACCGTCAGGCGGGACACTGGCGGGACGAGGCACCACGCGGGGTTGCCCGCCTCGCCACAGCCACCGGGCACGCGAGCTGGCTCCAACGGGACCCGAATTCCCCCTACCTGCTCGACCAGGCATGGCACGAAGGATGGATCTTCATTGCCGCTCTGGTTGCAGCAGGACGCGGGACAGGCTGAGACGCTGGACTGAGACACCGTGGGACAGGGCCGGGACGCGCAACGCGTCCCGGCCTTCAATGCGTCCCGGGACTCGCTGGACACGGCGTCTCAGTTGGTCTAGGATTTAACTAAATCGCTTAGTTACGATCACGGACCAGGAGGACCCCATGGTCAGAGCTGCAGCACGGCTGGAGACGCCGAGGTATCGCGCCCTGAGCCGGTCCGTCCGGCAGCGTCTCGCGCCCTACCCCGGCGGACCTGAACGGTGGATCTGGGTTCCAGTGGACCTGGACGGGCAGTGGGAGCCGCTGGCCCGGGACAGGGCCGCCGCCCCGTCCCTCTGGGAGATCGTCAGGAAGGGTGTCAGCCGGGTCACGGTAGAGATCGACGCCTGCAACCGGTACCCGGCGGAGCAGTGGGAGGTCGGGGTGATCGGCATCCGTCATCGCACTGAGACCGAGGTCTACACCGGTGCCCGCAACTACGTGCAGAGCCTCCTACTGTTCCTGGACGTCTCGCTGACACTGGGACAGCGTCCCGGCGACAGCCTGTCGGAGACGCGTCCCAGCGTCCCGTCTTCGGCCGTCCCGTTTCAGCGCGACGCTGGGACGCGTCCCGGAACGAGGTCGATCGGAGACGTCCCACGTGGGACGCACCCGCCGGTCGTCTACGTGCTGCGCAACGGGACGCGCGTCAAGATCGGGACGACCACCCACCTGCGCAACAGAGTGCACCGTCTCGCGTTGCGTCTCGATGACGTGGTGTTCGCCATGGACGGCGGCCGGGAACTGGAGCAGGCGTTGCACCAGCGTTTCGCCGCACAGCGTGTCGGGGACACCGAGTGGTTCACCGAGACGGGCGCTCTGGCAGCCTTCATCGCAACGCACAGCGGTGAGACGCACCGCGGCGAGACAGGAGTGTCCCAGTGATGTGGCGTCGCAAGAACCGTCCCAGCCAGTCGGCTACCGAAACGGAAGCGAAGTCCTACCGGAAGGACCGGTTCGTTCGGTCCGCTTCCGAAACGGAGACCGGACTGGGCTGGGTCGATCTGCTGACCGACTGGGGCCGCCCGCTGGTTGCTGCCATCGTCCTGGTCATGTGCGCCCCCGGAGAGCATTTCCTGGCTCGGCTCGCGGGTTGGAACCAGTGGCTGGCCTGGGGCATGCCCGCTGTCCTGACTGCCTACGCGGGCATCGCCGCCGTCGTAGCAGCCAAACGGCCTCGGAAGACCGAAGGCAAGGCCACCGCCGTCGCCGGCGCGGTCGTTTCCGTCCTGCTGGCTATGGCTGCCCAGCCGGTGGCGCACCTGCTGATGCTGACCGGTCCTTGGGACACTCGGCACACCGTCACGCTGGTCGTCTCGTGCATTCCGTCCCTGGTGCTGGGACACCTGCTCCACCTCGCGGCGTCCCAGAAATCGAAGCGCGCCCCGTCCCAGCGTCGCACCGCAGTCGTCCCGTCCCAGAACGGCGTCGCAGCCGCAGCGTCTCCGGGACGCGACGCCGTCTCAGCATCCGTGTCTCGCCGAGCTGTCTCTGAGACGCCTCGGGCCGATAAGCGTCTCAGCACTGAGACGCCGCTCGCGCAGATCGAAGGTGTCCCCGAGACGCCGAGTGTTGCGGAGACGCTGTCCCACTTTCCGGCTGGGACGGGGAGCGTCTCGGAGGACGACCTCCTCACCACGGCTGAGGCGGCGCAAGCTGCGTCCCAGGCGCGCGGTGAGACGGTCAAGCCGTCCACGGTCCGCACCTGGAAGAGCCGGGGTCACCTCACCCCGGCAGTCGATGAGGACATGACGCTCTACCGTCGCGGCGACGTTCTGGCCTACGCGACACGCAACACCGTCCCGGTCACCGGCGACTGAGACGCACTCGACCATCTGACCAGAGAGCAGGCCGACCAATGACCACGCCGTCCATGACCAAGAACGCCGCTCCGCAACAGCAGGGCAACACCGGCTCCAGCCGTCTCAACGCGCTGATCCAGGCGCTGGAGACGGTGCAGATCGAGAACCAGTACGACCTGCACGAGTTCTGCGAGGCGCTGCGGGGCCTGGGCCACAGGCTCGCGGTGGAGACCATGATGGGCTCCCACGAGCTGGAGGCCGGGCTCAAGGAGCAGGCCAAGGCGGACGCCACTCTCGGTATCCCGGGCTTCGACTCGCGCCGGGCCATCCGGGGCACGATCCGCCAGTTCAAGTCCTGTGCGGACCACTTCGCCTCGGCGGCCGGGTGCGCCGCCGCCGGCTGGACCTCCTTCGAGAAGAACTTCGACCAGGCCCTGTCCCGCAAGCCGAAGGCCGCCAAGCGCGGCGGCTTCAAGATCGAGGGGTGAGGTGCGGACATGACTGCCAAGATCGTCAATCACGTCGAGGAGAAGGTCCGAGAGAACAGCGCGCCGTGGCTGACCTGCGCGGCAGCCATGCCCGTCGCCTTCGTCACGCACGCCGCCTGGGGTGGGGACCCGGCCATGCAGGACGTCATCGCCGCCAGCGTGCCGGTCATGGCGGGGTGGACCTACCACACCTGGAGCCGCCGCCACGAGCACACCCGGGCACTGGCCACGATCATCGCGGCCTCCGTCACCGGTTGGACGGCGCTGGCCACCTCCATCTCCCCGTGGACCCCCGGCATGGTGGATTCCTGGTTCATCGGGGGCACCCTGCTCAGCATCATGTGGAACACCCGGCACCTGGCCCACAAGCCCGCTGCCGAGAGCGACAGGACTTCGGCGCGCGAGGATGGCCTGACCGAGGCCGTAGGCGGCTCGTTGAAGGGCAGCAAGGTCCGCAACATCAAGACCAAGCTGGGTCGCGTCGAAGCGGACATCCAGCTCAGCCCAGGTGAGACGGTCGACGGCGTCCAGATGGACAAGGGCCGGATCGCCTCCGTCGCCAAGGTGGGGACTGAGGAGGTCTCCGTCATCGGCGAGAGGGGCCGGGCCGACCGCCTCAAACTGGTCTTCCAGGCCAACAGCACTCTGGAGCGAGTGGTGCGCTGGAAAGGCCCGTCCGCTCCGGGGAAGTCCATCGCGGACGCCCCGCTACGGATCGGCGAGCGGGCCGACGGCAGTCCGCTGGAGCTGTGGATCGTCGGCAAGGACGACGACGAGGACCCCCGATCCCTCCCGCACACCCTGGTCACAGGCATGACAGGCTCCGGCAAGACTGAGACCGTCAAGACAGCGATCATCGACATGCGGTCCCGCACCGACGTGGTCCCGGTGGTCGGAGACCCGGCCAAGTTCGCCCAGTCCTTCGGCGAGATCGCCGACATGCTGGGTATCGCGGCCGTCAACAAGCAGCAGTGCGCCCAGCTGATCCGGAACCTGCCCGGAACCATCGCCTACCGCGCCGAACTGCTGGGCAACCTGGTCCGCTCGGACGGCGGGATCGGCTATCCCCAGTGGGAGCCGGAGTGCTGGACCGAACACGGCATCCCGCTGGTGTTCATCGACATCGAGGAAGCCACCGACATGGTGGGCGAGGACATGGACGAGCCGCTGCGGAAGGCGCGTTCGGTCGGACTCCCCCTATCGGTGTCCTTGCAGGTCGCGGTGTACCGCAACCTGGCCCGGGAGACCCGCGGCCAGTTCGCCAATGCCCTCGCGCACGGCTGCAAGGAAGACCTGGACGCCAAGTTCGCCCTGTCCTCGGCCACGCGTGAGGCGGGGGCCGACCCGACCAAGTGGGGCGCCGACAGCCCGGGCTCGCTGTACGCCGAGCTGATCGGCACGCCGGTCGAGAAGTGGCCGGTGGAGGCCCGGAACTACCGCTTGACCAGGGAGGAGAAGCAGGCGGAGAAGGAAGCCAGCCGGGCGACCTGGGCCACCCTCGACCCGGGAACCGCCATGGTCCTGGGTCGGGGCATCCCAATGCCGGACGCGAAGATCACCACCATGCTGCCGCCGGTTCCGACCGACGTACCGGCCACGGCTTACCCGGCTGGAATGGCGATGCTGCACAGCCTGGCAGGGGGCACGGCTGAGGAGCCGGAAGAGCCCGCCACCGACCTGACCAGGGTCGACACCGAAGAAGGAGACATGGACATCACCCGGAAGCTGGCCCGGCCCACCGGGGAGCCGGTCGCCCTGTGCGGCCCCTCCGAGAAGGTGCGCATGACCACCGATGCCGCCCGCGCCCTGGTCGAGCAGCGGATCGACGTGCTGGAGGCCAGCAACCGGATGGAGGTCGGCTACGACGACCTGGCCGACCTGGCCAGTCTGACCGGGCGCCGCCCTAACTGGGTCTACGACGAACTCCACCGGCTGGTCGAGTCGGGCCGCCTCAAGGAGGGCGCGAGCGCCAAGCCGCCGTACCTGATCTGCGGCAGCGGCAAGGTGCTCCAGTTCCAGGGCCACGGGTCACGGTGAGTTGACGCCCTCTCGTACACGGCTCCGGTCGTGTTCGGGAGAGTGGCAATCCGCCACATATCCGGACATTACGGCACCGGAAACTGAACCAGTCTCGTTCAGGGACAAATGATCACAGACCAGGATCTTACGGCGTGTCCGTTCGGTACGTCCGGAGCGCCGGAAACCGCCTCTGACCTTAGACAGTCATGTGTTTCCGTTCGATGCCGTGCGCCGAAACGGAGAGGACCGAACTTCCATGATCCGCTTTCTTGCCGCAGCCGTCCACGGAGCCGCCGCTCTGGCGCTCCTGCTGATAGCCGCCGCAGCGCTGACCGCCATGAGCGCGGGCTGGGGCTTCCTCGCCCTGGCGCTGTGCGTCGTCTTCGCCGACCAGCTCCTGCTCTGGCCGCTGTGGGCCGCCACCGGCCGCGACCCGGGCTGGCACCCGGTACGCGGCTGGATCCGGTGACGCGCTGGCGGCCCGACTCCCACAAGGGCGGCCGTCGGGCCTCCAAGGCGGGGATCTTCCTCGGCCGCACGATCCTCGTCCTGTGCTTCGTCCTGCTCCCCTTCGTCCACCACTGAAAGGAACGACCCGTGACCACTGACCAGAACGCCGACCGCCTCCCGGTACGCACTGCCGACCCCGGCCCGCTGGCGCAGTTCGACCGGCGCGGCTTCCCGCTCCTGCCGCTGCCGGAGCCCGACGGGGTTATGAACGGCACCGGCCCGGAGCAGCACGTCCACATCCACCACCACTACGCCTCCGAGGCTCTGACACAGCAGCCGGTCCGATCGGACGACCAAGCGGGCTGGCTGCTGCTCAACCGGATGGCGCCGTACTTCATCGCCGCCGCCCTGGTGGTCTTCCTCGTCGGCGGCGTCATCGCGGTTCTGGCCTACGTCTTCACCTTCGTCATGGCCGTGCTGGTCGTCCTGATTCACAGCCTGGTCGCTGTCACGGTCACCGCGGTCGTCGCCCTGGGCGGGGTCGCGCTGCTGGCCGGGGTCCTGCGGCCCCTGTTCACCGGCCCGAGCATTACCGTGCAGGGGAGCAGGAACCGGGTCGACTCGGCCCCCCTGTCCCGGAACGGAGCGAAGTGACCGGAAGAATGATCGTGGTCGTCCCCACCCGGGGGCGGCCGGACAACGCGGCCCGCCAGCAGGAAGCCCTCCGGCTGGCGGGCACGTCCGTAGCGGACACCGTCTATGTCGTGGACCACGACGACCCGGCGGTCCTGGACTACTGCCGTCTGGGACTGCCCAAGATCGACATTCTGGACAGCGGTCCGGGCGGGACAGGCATGGTCGCGGCCCTGAACGCCACGGCGGTGCGGTACGCCGACGCCTACGAAGCCGTCGGGTTCATGGGCGACGACCACCTCCCGCGCACCGCCGGCTGGGACGTGCGGATCCTGGAGGCGTTCGCGGCCGAGGTCCCCGGAGAGTGGAGTCCGGGGGTGGCCTACGGCAACGACCTGCTCCAGGGCGCGAACCTGCCGACGGCCGCATTCCTCCCGTCCATGGTGGTCAGCGCCCTCGGCTACATGGCGCCGCCTGTGCTGAAGCACCTCTATGTCGATAATTTCTGGATGGAGTTGGGCCGACGGCTCAGCGGCCTGACCTACCTGGACGACGTCGTGATCGAGCACATGCACCCGATCGCCAACAAGGGCGCCTGGGACGCGGGGTATACCCGGGTCAACGCCTCGGCCGTCGACACCGCCGACCGGCTGGCTTGGGAGCAGTTCCGCGACAACGGCGGGATGGACGCGGCCGTGGCCCGGATCCGGGGGGTGTACGGACTGTGAGCAGCGCGACTGTCTCCGTAGTGATCCCGACCATCGCACCGCGCCGGGCCCTGCTGGACCGGGCGGTCGAGAGCGCGCAGCTCCAGACGCTCGGACGCGATGCCGTGGACATCATCGTGGTCGAGGACAAGCAGCACCTGGGTGCTGCGGCTACGCGGAACCGGGGGCTCAGCTTCGCTGAGACGCCGTGGACCGCCTTCCTGGACGACGACGACACCCTAGAGCCCGAGCACCTGGAGAAGCTGCTGGCCTATGCGCAGCGCCTCGACGCCGACCTGGTGTACCCCTGGTTCCACCTGCCGAACGGCACGGACCCGTTCCCGGACCGGTTCGGGGTGCCGTTCGACGCCGCCGAGCTGGCCCGGCGGAACTACATCCCGGTCACCGTGCTGGCCAGGACCGTGGCGATCCAGGCTGTGGGCGGCTTCCGAGCGCTCAATACGTCTACGGAGCCCGGGGCCTCCCCCTGTGAGGATTGGGGCTGTTGGCAAGCCATGCTTGCGGCCGAGGCGCGGTTCGTCCACCTGCCGGAGCGCACCTGGACCTGGAACTGGCACGGCAGGAACACCAGTGGAAGGGGTGATCGGTGGTGAGGACGCTTATCTTCCGCTGGTTCGTCTGCCCGCTGATCGGCCACGGCCCGGTGATCGACCCGTTCGCCTCGTCCACCTGCCGGGACTGCCTCAGGAGGTTCAGATGAAGGCCCTGGTCTTGGGCGACAAGGGGTTCCTCGGCCGCCACTTCGCCGCCGAGCTGGAGCGGTGCGGCTACGACGTCGTCGGCCTGGACACCAAGCGCAGCCCGGCGCAGGACTGCCGGCCCTGGTTCAACTCCAGTGCGGCGGCACGGGCCGGGTACTTCGACCTGGTCGTCCACGCGGCGGCGGTCGTCGGCGGCCGGGCGAAGATCGACGGTACTCCGCTGGCCACGGCGGTGAACCTGAGCATCGACGCCGAGATGTTCCGATGGGCAAGCCTCGCGCGGCCGGGCCGGGTGGTCTACTTCTCCTCTTCGGCCGCCTACCCGGTCGACTATCAGACTGAGCACGGCCACAAGCTGCTGTACGAGCACGCGCTGAACACCAGGGACCATCCGGAGTACACCGTCGGGTACCCGGACCAGGTGTACGGCTGGACCAAGGTCGTCGGCGAAGTGCTGGCCGGGAAGCTGCGCGAGGCTGGTGTCCCGGTCACCGTGGTCCGGCCGTTCTCCGGCTACGGCACCGACCAGGACGACGACTACCCGTTCCCGTCGTTCATCCGACGGGCGCGCGAACGGGGCCGGGCCGACGGCGGAGTGTTCCGGATCTGGGGCGACGGCGGGCAGGTGCGCGACTTCATCCACGTGGACGACATCGTGGCCCGGACGCTGGCGGTAGCCGAGGACGGCGCGGCGGAGCCGGTCAACCTGTGCACTGGGCGGGCGGTCAGCTTCAACCAGCTGGCCCTGGTCGTCTGCCAGGAGGCCGGCTGGGACGACCCGGAGTACACACACCTGCTGGACGCGCCGGTCGGAGTCCGGTACCGGGTGGGCGACCCGTCCCGGATGCGGCGGCTGACGGGCGACTCCCCGTTGATCAGTCTGGAGACTGGCATACGCCGGGCGCTGGACGCCAGCTCCTGAACGCCGCTCTATCGAACCCCCGACCCCTCCTGGGCCGGGGGTTCGCGCATGCCTTGACACCGCATCGAATTCCGAGCAGGCCCGGCGGAGAATCGTCCCGATAGAGTCTCTTCGCCCGGAAGCCTAAAGAATCTTGATATATCCCTATCGTTGCAGCTCAGAGCGTTGCAGTTGGGTTGACGGCTTCATTGGGTCATGAGATAGTTAAATCAAGCAAGAGAGAACAAAACGAACACCGACCAAAGGAGAGCCCGATGAGCACTTACGAGATCACTGTCAACTACACGTTCGACAGCGCTTCCAAGACCGTCGTGTACGCGACCAACGCCGAGAGCATCAACGAGGCCGAGCAGAAGATCTCCGCAGACTTCACCCGCACGCACATCGCCGGAATCGAGTTCACGACCTCCTCCCGCTTCATGCCCGAGTTCGCCGCAGTCCCCAGTACTGCCCGTCAGATCGAGTCCGGGATGCGCATCGACCTGACCGGGACCGACTCCGCCTCCCCCGCGCGTGACTCCGGGATCGACCGTCGCATCGTCCGCAGTGTGCGACAGGGACGCAAGTACACCTATCTGACTCTCGCGAACTACTCGATCGTGCGTCTGCTGCTCGACGCCCCCGTGAACACTCTGATCGAGACCCAGTTCTGCTCCGAGTGCACCGCAGAGCTTCCCGTCACCGAGATGACCCACGACGACGAGAACGACCTGTACTTCTGCGCCGCTCCCGACAACGACCGCCCGTTCTGCGCTGACCTTCCTGCGAGCGTCTGACCCGCACACAGCCCCGCGTCGTGAACCCGACGTAGCCGCGAAAGCAGCGCGAGGCACTTGATCAACAGCCAGAAAGAAAGTCGCCGGCGACAGAGAGCCGGACATCGCAGAGATAAGGCCCCCGAAAAGGCTAAGGCTGCGAGGGACGGGAGAGCCGGCGAACCCGGTAGGCGTCCATGAAGAACAGCGCGACCGGCCGACGACGTAGCGAGCGTCCGCCGAGGGAGACCAGCAACCTCCTGAACCACCGTTGCACGACCTGCGACAGACTCCCGCCCGAGGCGTATCGAGCCCGGCGGTTCCGAGTGTCGCCCGCACCAAGCCCCTGGACACGCCGCGAGGGTGCCCGATCGAATCGAGCCCGGGGCACGCACCGACCGACCACTGACCAAGGAGCAGACCATGAAGGCACGCAAGGGGTGGAAGGCGATCGACAGCACCGGGACCAGCGGGTTCGGCGACTGCCCGAAGTGGGCTGAGGTGTGCCGCAGGGGCGGCATGACCGTGGTCCCGGTCCGGATCTACGGCAAGGGCGCGTGGCCCTGCGGATCCTGCCTCTACGGCCTCGTCCACTGAACCGGTGAGCTACCCCGGCATGTTCGACGCCTCGTCCCGGACCGTGCGCGAGGTCCGGCCCGGGATGCACGTCGACCTTCCCCGCCTCGGCCGCGTCCGCATCGCTGACGTGGACCACCGGCGCAGCCGCAGTGCCTCCTACCTCACGCTGGCGAACGGCGAGACTGTCCGTCTCGCGTCCAGCCGCCGCGTTACCGTTCTGTCCGACCACTGACCCGCCCCGCCTTTGCACGTCCTCGACCAAGGAGCAGTCCATGCGTATCACCCAGAGCCTCGTCCGAGAGATCGCCGACCACGCCGAGAAGTTCACCGGTGGCCGGTTCCGGATGCAGGCCATCGGCGGCGACATCGGGTACGGCACCCGCTACATCGACGGTGTCGAACAGCTGGTCTGGCTCGGCAAGCACGGCAGTCGCGAAGCCGCCGCCTACTACATCGGCGCGATGCTCGGCTGGGCCCGGGAGACCGGGACGATGATTCCCGACGACGTCCGCCGCCTGTGCCAGTCCGTCCAGGATGAGTACCGTCGTACGCCCTCCGCTGAGCGCGAGGAGGAGCGCGGACGCGAGACCGCCGGGTACAGGGCTCAGTCCCGCCGCTGACCGATCCAGCCGCCGCTCATCGACTGACCCAGGAGAACTGACCATGGCACAGAGCGCGCTAACCCGTTGTCAGTGCCCTCTGGCACCGTGAGACCGACGACCATCCGACCGAGGAGCACAGAATGATCACTACCAGTTACGGCAGCTGGAACAACCACACCCGCTACAACACGAGCCCGGGTGCGGACATCCTCGACGTCGTCAACGGCGGCGGCAGCGAGTGGGTGGAGCGCATGCAGGCCAGCGGTGCCCTCGACGCGGTCGAGACCGAGTGGCGCGCAGCCATCCAGGCCGCGCTGCCCGAGGGCGTCACGCTGATCGGGGACGAGTTCATCGGCCCGCACTCCTCCGACCCGGCGTACACCGAGGCGATCCGGGAGAGCGACTTCAAGGAGATCATCGACGGCATCGACCTGAACGCGATCATCGAGCGCCACGACGTCGACAACGCCTGACCGGCCAGTCCCGCGCCGTGCACTACGGCGTACGCAGCGAAGCAGCGCGGGGCACGCAAGATCCGACCACCGACCGGGGAGTACCGACCATGCTGAATGTCGTCCAGGACACCCACTCGTACGACCCGTCCTCGAAGCACGCTTATTTCGAGGAAGCTGGCGTCACGTTCGAAGTCCGGTTCACCGTGGGCATTGGGTACCCCGGCTCCGTTAAGGCGCTGCACCCCTACGAGCACCTCGGGATGATCGACTGGGGCGACGAAAGCCGTGCCCGAGAACTCGCACGCACCTACCTGGCTGCTCGCTCCACGCACTGACCTGTTCGACCCGACCACCGACCAAGGAGTATCGACCATGCAGACCCAGATCACCGACGACCTGCTGACCAAGTCCGTCCGGGCCATCACCCTGCGCGCGCCGTGGTCCGACTTGACCGCGCTGCGCGTCAAGGGGATTGAGAACCGAAGCTGGAGCACCAACTACCGCGGCCTGGTCCTACTGCACTCCGGGCTCGCGGTCGACCGCCTGGCGTTCCGTGAAGCGCACGTGACCGCAGCGCTGCCCGCCGGCTACGACCCCGCGGCCAACGCCGGACGCGTCCTCTCCCTGAACCAGCTGGTCGACGTACACAAGGACACGGGCTGCTGCCGCCCGTGGGGCGAGGCCGGCGCCTACCACTTCGTCTGGGGGGAGGTCGTCCCGCTGCCCCGGCCGGTGCGCACCCGGGGCTTCCAGCAGCTGTGGATCCCCAAGGCGGACCTGCTGCTGGGCATCGTCGCCGAGACCGAGCGCGCCCGGCGCACCGCCTGACGCCGCATCGACGGTGCAGTGCCCCGAGACCGCTCCGGTGGTTTCGGGGCTTTCTTGCTTAAAGAATCATGGACTTTCTGTAAAGTAGCAGCTCAGAGCGTTGCAGTTGGATTGACGGCTTCATTGGGTCATGAGATAGTTAAATCAAGCAAGAGAGAACGAACGCAAGACCCAGAGCGAACGGGAGGCATCCGTGAATCGGGTGCTGAACGAAGCGCCACTCCTTGAGAACTGAACAGCGCGTCCTTCCTCACCGAAGCGACAAAGACCGGACGTAGCGAGCCGGTCAGTCCGAAGTAGGTCCCCGGGGCGCGTGAGCCTGCACAACCGACCACCGACCAAGGAGAACCGCATGCCGAAGTTCCAGTACCAGCCGGAGACCACCGCGTACTACGCCGACCGCGTCGCCAAGGAGCTGGCCGCCGGCCGGTTCGTGGAGACCACCTTCGACCCGGAGGACGGGAAGATCACCGGTCTGGTCGGAGTCGATCCGCACACCCCGTTCGCCGACCAGATCACCGCGAAGGCCGAGCGCCGCGCCGACACGCGCGACGCCCGCTGAACCACCCGCACAACGCCCCCGCCAGAGTGATGACTCCTCAGGAGAACAGCGTCGGACTCCAGCCCGTTCGAGTCGGGCCGGGGGCACGCAGTACCGCACGACCGATCAACGACCACTGACCAGAAGGACCCGCCATGCAGATGACCCCGCGCACCGCGCGCGTCCACCGCGCCGCCGCCCTGCTGCGCGCCCGCCGCTTCACCGCGAGCCTGCGCAAGGGCCGCTCGCTCGCCACCCACGTGATCGCCGCCGGGGTGACCGACCCCAAGGCCGTCTCCGCCGTCGCGGGCGGACTGCGCTCCGCTGCCCAGCGCCTGGGCGTCGCCCCGGTCCGGACCGCGCGCACCCGCCGCACTGTCAGGGGCCGCAGCCGCCTGCGCCGCGTCCAGCACTTCACCGCCGCTCAGGTCGCCCGCCTCGCCGCCTCGTACAAGCCACGCAAGCCGGAGTACGTTGCGGCTGTCATCCTGCTCACCGCCTAGGAGCCGACCGTGACCACCACCGACCTCACCACTCTGCCCGTTTCCAGCGGCCCGACCGCCCGCCCGCGCACCGCTCACCGCCAGGAGCCCCCGATGCCCACCACCGTGACCGTAACGATCTCGCTCGCAGACCTCGAAGCTCTCCTGCTCGATCTGGAAACGGCTGGCCTGCCCAGCCTGACCACCGCCGACGGAACCGACCGCACCATCAAGGCCCTCACGAACGCCTGGAAGGAAGCGGTCCGATGACGAAGCTCACCGCGCCTCAGCAGGCTGCGATGAAGAGGCTGAGCGAGAAGGGCGTCCTGCACGCGTACAACGGCGTCAGCCGCACCACGATCAAGCGGCTGGAGACCCTCGGCCTCGTCACCGTGACGTGGTCCGTGAACACCTGGACCAACTACCGCAGCCACCGATCACACTCACAATGCGACTGGACTGCCCGCCCCACCACCGACCCACCGCCTTTGTGGAATCGCCTGGAACCCGGTCACTACGTCCGTTACGCCAGCGATGGCGTCACCGTCCAGGCCCGCATCGTCCGCGAGCCCGAGCTGCGCGCCGGCGGCCTCCTCGGCCCGGACCGCTGGACCGCCTGGATCCTCCCGAGCCACGGCGGATGGAACGCCTCCCGGCCAGGCCTGCGCACCATCAAGGACGCGCAGGCCTGGATCGAGCAGTCACTCCCCGAGGCTGAGGCTGAGATCGCAGCCAAGCGCGCTGCTGGGCAACTGATCGAGCAGATCGTCTGCGGTGACGGCGGCGACGAGATGGGCTGCGCCGACTGCGCCGTTGCCCCCAACGACTCCTGGCCCTACGGCTCGGATGTGTGCGGCGAGTGCTGGGACCGCGCCCTGGCCGAGCTGAAGGACACCTGATGCCCGCCAAGCGCCGCACCCCGTACCAGATGACCCACGCACCCGTCCGGGTCTCCATGAACTTCTGCACCGGCACGGAGCTGGACAGCAGCAAGCGCTTCTGTGCCACCTGCGAGCGCCCTCTCAAGCGACGCGTCCCCCACCACCCCCGCATCAACGGCGCGTTCGGGTGGACCGCGCACTACAGGGACGGCAGCACACGAGAACTCGCACCCGGGGGCGTCCCCGACCTCGCGCGCCCCGCCTGACCGCCGCCTAGCACACCCGCCCGCCCACCCGCCGCTCACCGATCGGACTCCGCCGTGAACACACCTCCGACCAACCAGCAGGCCGCCGAGGTCGAGCGCGCCCGCGTCTACACCCCTGCGGGTCGCATGGCGCACCTGCTGCGGCCGCTCGACTCCCCCAACTCCACCGTCCCGTCCCTGTGCGGGCGCTGGCCGGGCGCCGGGGACTTCTGGCTCGGCACTGGCAGCCAGCGGGAGCGCGAAGAGGCCGCCAAGCGCCCCCTGTGCACGCAGTGCGAGCAGCGCGCCATGACCCCGACCCTCATCCGAGAGATCTGACACCGACCGCCTAGTCCGCCCGCCCGCGCACCACCCCGACCCAGGAGACCACCACTATGACCAGCCTGACCGAACTCGCCCTTGCCGCCTACGAAGAGAACACCCGCGTCCTCGACGAGCAGGCGGCCGTCTTCGACGCGGAAGCCGACGAGGCCACGATCAAGGACGCCACCGCCTACGCCCGGCGCATCCTCTGCGCCGACATCGCCCTGGTCTTTGACGTCATCGACCCGCTCGACCCCGACGGCGTCGCAGCCGAGGCCAACTTCCCCGGGCGTCCGGGCTTCAGTATCCGCTTCACCGCCGCCGACGAGACGGCCCTGTACCTGATCCGGCCCTGCGCGCACTGCGGCCACGTTCGCGAAGACCGGATCCGAAGCCTTCCTGGTCTCGGCGAACTGCTCGCTGAGGGCCCGACCCGCTGACCCCAGCCCGGCTGCCCGTCCCGCACGGGCAGTCTCCCCCGCTGTCTAGCCCCCGCCGCGCCACACCCACCGGAGACCAGCATGCCGATCCACCTCCCCGCCCCAGCCCACCAGGTTGGCGGCCCCGATGGCCAGGGCTGGAACCGGATCAATCTCGGCTCCTTCGCCAGTGACGAATGCGCGCTCAGACCGCTCGACTACAGCCACTACCGCGAGTCCCAGGACACGCGACGATCCCACTACGGCGGCTACGACTCCTGCATCAGCGGCGGCAAATGCGAGGGCTGCCCGGTCTTTGAGCGCCACGAAACCATGCGCGCCTTCACCGACCGCGTCCTCGTCCGGATCGACCGCAACGGCACCCCATGGCTCATGGACCACCCGGAGAAGGGCTGGTCGTCCCTCGGCCTGCGATGGACATGGGGACGCCTCGCCGTCCTGACCGGCTGGTACCCGGCCGAGAAGTACTCCGATGAGCACGGCGACGGCTTCTGGCTCGACCGCGCCGACGACAATCCCGCTCCCTCGATCTGACCGGGTCCGGCCTCTGTGACCGCACCGATAGCCGGCCTGCCGACGGACCCGCACCGGGCGCACCTGCTCGACATGCGGCTCCGCTGGCAGGCCGACCACCACCAGCAGAACGGCCAGCGCTGCCTGGCCCAGTCCCTGCGCTTCCGGGCCGACACCGCCTGGAAGCGCTACCTCAAGACCGGGAGGTACCCCGCATGAACAAGCTGGAGACCGAAGCCACCGAGACCGGATACTCCCACGGTCACGCTCACGCCAACTACGTGACCGCGTACGGCGGCGACCCGCACACTGAGCCCGACGTCCCGTCCCGGTTCGCGTCTGTGGCGACGTACTTCACCGCTGCCTACGAGGACGGCGTCCAGGCGTACCTGGACGAGGCTTACGACGACTGAGGAGAGGTTTTTCATGATCGAGACATTGACCCCGATCGACCGGTCCGACATCCGTCCCGGTGACGTGATCCAAGGTGTCGTCAAGAGCAGCATTCGCAACCGGACTGTTCGGTTGCGCGTGGACCGCGAACCCTGGGCGGTCGGACCCAACAACACCTGTGTCACCGACGGCCGCTCCATCGAAGCTCTGATCACATCCACGCTGCACCTGGTGGACGGCGACTTCGAGACTACAAAGCTTCACGTACTGGACTGACCGCACGACCTGATCCACAGGACCGGCCCCGACGCGTGGCGGAGGGGCACCCGGAGAGACGGCACCGTACTGCACGCCGCGAGCCGGGTTCGAATCCCGGCCGGTCCCCTCCGCACGACCCGACCACCGACCAGAAGGAACACCTCATGCTCGAACTCTCACCGGAGCAGATCGCCGTTGCCGAGCTGAACGGCTGGGACCTGGAGGAAGTCGCCCGCAACCAGGAGCGCAACCTCCGGATGTACGGACTGATGCGCAAGCACAGCAAGATGGCACTGCTGGGCATGGCCTACCGTGGCGGCCTCGCCGACTTCAACAGCCCCGCGAAGTGGACCAAGCAGGAACTGGCCGCCGTGGTGGCGGACCAGGAGTTCCGGAAGAGGGAGGTGCAGTCGTGAGCGACACCGTGCGCGAGACGACCGCAGAGGTCCGCATCAACTTGGACCGCAGCGGTCCGGCCCGCAAGCTCAAGGGGCCGTCCGACGGCCAGCGCACCGTCTACGGGCTGCGCATCCGGTACGCCCGGGGCAACCGGTCATCTGACTGGCGCAACTCAGCCGGAGAGCAGGTGGACAGGGCCGACGTCATTGCGGAGTGCCAGTACGACGCCTTCGCGGTCGTGGGCGACTTTCCGCAGTGGCTCACCGACCTGGTGGAACAGCACCGCCCCGTCGCCCTGCTCGACTCCGTGCCGAAGCTGGAAGGCCGGGGATGAACGGACGGACCGTCAACCGGAACTGCGGGGACGGGGATAACCCCGCTGACACTGTCAAGGGGATGACGGACGCCGAACTGGCTGCCGGGATCGTTGACCCCTGGATCACCACTGTGACGCACCTGGCTCTGATCCGGGAGCGGACCGCGCGAGCCGAAGGAGTGAAGATGGACCAGCCGATCACCGACGAGGAACGCGCCTGGGCGCAGGGAGTGCTGGACGCGGGCGATGACACCAACGTCCACCTGCTGTCGTACTGCCGGTTCCTGACCAACCCGGCCCCGGGCACGACGCCGGTGCGCAACGACCGGGGCGGCATCACGGGCTACGCCGACCAGGCGGTCACTGACGAGATCGCCCGGCTGCGCGCCAAGGAGGCCGAGCACCTGGCCGCCGCTGAGGCGGTGGCCGAGCCCGAGTTGAAGGGCGGACACAACGCGGTCGCCCAGAACTACCGGCTTGCCCGCATGACCCGGGAGACCGACGCCGCGTACGCCGCGCAGACCTTCGAGCTGGACGCGGTCGACTGGTACCGGTTGTGCCCGGAGGAACTGCGCCAGGCCTACACGGGCAAGTCCCAGGGCATGTGGCCGCACCAGCGCGCTGGGAAGGACGCCCAGGAGATCTACACCTACGAAAAGCAGCTGATGGCGCTGGTCCACAAGGATCTGTCCAAGCGGAAGCTGAAAGAGGACACCGCCGCGCGGGCCAAGACCCTGACGGACGGGGAACTGGCCGCCGAGATCACCCGGAGCGAGGAACTCGACACGATCGTGTTCCTCGCCCTGGTGAAGGAACGCGACGCCCGGACCAAGCGTGCACGTGCCGCGCGTACCCGGAGCCAGAACAAGCCCGCGTCCCCGGCCCCGTTCACCGAGGACGAGGAGCTGTTGCTCGCCAGCACCGCCGCCCAGACCGCGAAGATGACGCTGGCCGAGCTGCGCAAGCACCGCACCGCCTTCGCGGACGGGAGCACGCGCGGCGACCAGCTCAAGTACGTGGCCGTGGTCCGTGAGCTGACCCGGAGAGGCGGGAGCTGATGCTGTCGAACACCGGCCGGATTGAGCGACGCGAGGCTGAGGCGGCACAGCATGGCTGACACCGTGCACCCGCTGCCGCCGGGCACCCGGATCCGGCACGTCGGCCAGGAATGGGCCCGGACTGCCACCGCGACGGTCCTGGACTGGACGGGCCCCTACGCTGACGGCAGCTACGAGTACCGCGTCCGGGCCGGCGTGGATATCTCCTGCCGCACCGGCCCGCACAACCCGGAGACGCGGGAGACCCGATGGTCCTCGCTCTCCGTCCGTACCGCCACCTGAGCGCCCGCAGATACGGACGCAGCCCGGCCGGGGGCCGAACCCCGGCCGGGCGCTCCGGCCCCGCAGCGATGACTTTCTCACCCCTCGCTGCGGGGCCGTACCAATGAGACCACTGACCACCGACGAGGGAGTACAGCATGACCGTCCTGGAGGAGTTCAACACCCATCTGCGACAGTGCCCCGGCTGCGTCGCCGTCCTCGACGGGGACGGCGAGATCGTCCCCGCCCGGCTGTGCCGGCACGCGGAGCGCATGCAGCAGACGCTGGAGTGGAGTTCGGCGCGCATCAGCGCCGCCGCTGACCGGCTGCTGACCCGGCTGACCGGGACGGAGCCGGCCCGGTGACCGCGACCGTGCCGCGCGAGACCCTCAGCCTGGGAGCCAGAACCTTCCTGCGCACTCTGCTGGGGGCCGGGTGCGGCACGGTGGAGGGCTACTACCGCCACCGGATGCGCCTGCACGAACTGGCCTGCTCGCGCTGTGCGGCGGCTTTTGCGGAGCATCCAGGGCTGCCGCCGGTCCACCGGGACACCTGCGGCACTGAGAAGGGCTGGAGAGCGCACAGGTACCGGTCCGAACTCCCCTGCGGGCCCTGTGCACAGGCGCGGAAGGGGCACACCGTCCGGTACTGCGGCACCGAGAAGGGCTGGATGCTCCACCGCCGGACCGGTGAGAAGCCCTGTCCGGACTGCCGTCAGGCCTTCAACGCCCGCAGGGGGACGCGCCGTGCCGGTGCACGCGCGGGACAAGAGACAAGACGCCCGACCACTGACCAGAAAGGTTCTGCCATGAGCCAGAACACCATTCCCGTCCAGGCTGCCGGTCTGCGCAAGGGGGACGTCCTGTTCCAGCCGATCCCGACCGGGGTCCGGCCGGTGACCGTCGTGGACGTCGTGCGCACCGAGGTCTACCGCAAGGGCCTCCGGCTGCTCGGCGTGGAGATCCTCGGGGAGGAACTCGTCTCCGACGAGGGAAACCTCCGCAGCCGGGCGGTTCGGATCCTCTCCGGGGAGCGGGTGCTGTGGGACGTCCGGCGCTGACCGCCCGGGAGCGCGAGGTGATCCAGCGCGCGGCCCTGGGAGAGACCTACCCCCAGATCGGTCGCGCGTTGGGCATCAGCGCAGGCACAGTAGGCGCGCACGCGTCCCACGCCATGGCCAAACTGGGCGCGCGCAGTATCGCGCACGCCGTCCACCTGGCTGACCTTCAAGGACTGATCAGTCCGCACGGCTGCGGGCACCCGGACACCTACTGGTGGCACCTGCGGCACGGAGAGACCACTGACGATGCCTGCAAAGCGGCACATGCCGCTCTGCGCAAGCAACAGAGGAATCACTCCGCCGCCTGACATCCTGGCGGAATCGTTCCGACGAACAGAGACGAGGAACACATGACCGAAACCACCGACCGTGCCGAACTGCGGACACAGACCTGTCCGGCGGATCGGCACGAGCCGTGGACGACCTCCTGCACCGGGATCCAGGACTGCCCCTGGTGCCAGGTGGATGAGATGGCCGCCGCTCAGGCCCGGCTCGTCAAGCTCCTGCGCGAGCGGCAGCGCTGGCAGAACGGCCGCCTGGTCGCTGAGAGCAGCCCGGAGCCCCGGGAGGTCCGCAAGGCGTTCGGCTGGCCCGCCCCGCAGCCGGCGCACATCAGCCGGGAGACGGCCAACCACGTGCTCTACCACTTCGGTTCCGGCGGATACCCGGCAGGCAGTTTCACCACCAACCTGATCCACCTCCTGGCCACGGCCCAGGGACCGAACGCTGTGCGGCTCGCGGAGACCTTCCCGGAGCACGCCGCGGCCATGCGGCTCGCCTCGGACGTGGAAGACGGGGCCGACCAACTGCGTGCCATCGCCACCGGGGCGTGACAGGGCGTCAACTCGGAGGGGAAGGACCACTGACCAATGACCATGACCTGCTGCCCCTACGGCAGCGCCACCGTGTACCGCAGTCCAGGCGGTGACAACGATGCCCTGCGCCTGGCCGACCGGAAGGCGGCCGAAGAGGGCGGCGGGGCGCACGTCCACATGGATGCCGCTTCGGCCATCTTCGTCGTTGTCCGGGCTCTGCCCCGGCAGGCCGTCTATCTCGCCGCTCTTCGGTGCTGACCGTGAGGTACCGTCTGCGCGACTGGCTGCGCCTGCGCCTGCGGAGGCAGCGCACCTACCGCTGTGCCGATCCGGGCTGCCATGTGGTCGCCCGGATCGGCACCCGGGCCGACCCCGCTATCTCCCGCAGGATCATGGAGGTGGTGGCGGCCCACCGCCTGCACCCGCCGCTGACTGAAGCTATGCGGAGGATCCGGGACAACAGGGGGTCTTCGTGACCTTCCCTGGACTTCTCGGCCGCAAGTCCCCGGCGTGAATCCGTCGGCCCACTACCAGTCCTGCACCGTTTCCAATTCCTCGAACATTGTTTCCACTCGTTCGAGGAATCCACCGGATGTGTCCGACTCTGCCCGTATCCCGACTGACGAATTCATGCCAACCACTACATCTGGTGTCCGCTGACCCCATGACAACTCGCGTCGCAGGGAGCACAGTTTGTTCACAGCACCTTAAGAGAGGCCCTACCTCATGGAGATCAGCAGAGAACCGTACCGCTTCAGTCCGGACCAGACCGGGGTCCTCCTCCCACCTGCGCACGACGTCCTCGGACTTCCGTACCGGGGGGCCTACCTCGCCTGGGAGGACCATCTCGCCAGCTGTCCGCCGTGCGCCCACCGATCCCTGTGGGCCGAGAACGCCTGGTGCGAACGGGGCACCGCCTTGCAGTTGCAGGCCTCCACCGCACTGGCCCGCCAGCGCACTCTTGCGCACGCGAACTGACCGCCGTGGCCCGATCACTGACGACACGACACGCACCCTCCGACTGGGTGCACCGGTCCCGCTGCCGGGAGCTGGACCCGAACGAGGCAGACCTCCTGTTCTTCCCTCCCCGGGAGAACGAGGCAGCGGCCCAGGACGCCCGGGAGACCGTGTGCAGCCTGTGCCCAGTCTTCGATGAGTGCCTCGCCTACGCCCTCGTCCACCGGACCACCGGGGTCTGGGCGGGTACGACGACTGACGCCAGGACACGCATGCTCAAGACCCGCACACGGGTCAAGTGCGCGGTGTGCCGGGCCCCGGACCCGGTGCCGCTGACCGACACCCGCAGGGGACGCCAAGTCGCCTGGCAGGTATGCCTGTGCTGCGGGGCGTCCTGGCAGGCCGACCGGCGCACGCTGCCTCCGATGCAGCGGACGCAGGGCAGCGGGCGGTCCCCCGCTGCTGCCCCGGCTTCTGAGCCGTCTTGGGCGGAGGCCGGGTGACGGCCGCCCGCAGTGCGGCAGAACTGGTGGCCGAGGCCGCCGAGTTACACGAACTGCTCGACCGCAAGCGCACCGAACCCGGCCGCTGCCGCTGGAGCGTCCGCCAGTTGGACGCCCTGGCCGGCCGGATCACCGAGGTGGAGCTTCAGGCACTGGTCCTGGCAGCGACTCCGGCCTGAGCCCGCTCCAGCCGCAGTGCCTCGTCCCACACCTCCGCCCACCGCCACGCCTGCTGTTCGATCCTGAGCCCGTCTACAGCTTGCCGACCCTGGTCGGACAGCTCTAGGCGGGCTCTTTCGTCTGTCCGCAGCAGGTTCAGCTTCTGGTACCAGGTCCGGGGGCGCTCGGCGAGCAGGCCCGCCCCCAGTGCGTGGATGCGCGAGTACTCGATCCGGGGCGATGCCACCCACGGCACGCCCAGCGCGGACATCTCCAGCGGCTTGAGCCAGGACTTCGCCCGGTTGAACTTCGTGTCGGCCAGCGGCGCGATGCCGATGCCGATCCGGTTGACCGCCGCCGCCCATTCGTTGATGGACGGCGGAGCCTCGCCGGTGGGGTCGGCTCCGATGCCGAAGGCCGTGCCGCAGCCGTCCGGGATGCCGGTGACGTGGAACCGGCCGCCGTCGGCCCGGACCCGGGCCATCGCCCCTCCCATGACCTGCGGGTCGTCCGGGTGGCTGGGTAGGTACGCGGGCCAGCCGACCAGGTCCGAGTCGGTGTGGGGCTGGCCGAAGTAGTGCTCCGGCAGGTAGTTGTAGAGGACCCGGCCGCGGCCGTGCCGGGCGTAGACGTCCAGCAGCGCCGGCGTGGAGACGGTCACCAGCGTGGCGTCCCGGCAGGCGTCCGCCAGGTACGCCCAGGAGTGCCGCCTGCTGTTCCTCGACTGCGGCAGTTTGGCGTACTTCGGGTGCATCGACTCGTAGGCCGGGTTCGCCGGGTTGATCGAGGACAGGTCGTCGTCTATGTCCACGACCACGGCGATGCCCTTGGCCCGCAGGATCGGCACCGCCTGGGCCAGCCACGGGTGGGTGACCCGCTGGAGCACGACCACGTCCATCTCGCCGGGGTCGACCAGGACGTCCTCGACCCCGTCCCGGTCGTTGACGACCAGCCTGATGTCCCGCTCGTCGGGGGCCAGCACCCGCACGTCATGGCCCTGCCGGGCCAGCACTCCGGCGGGCCAGATGATCCGGAAGTGGCCGCAGCCGAAAGTGTCCGCGGGGTAGCAGGTGACGCGCAAAGCCGGCTCCTTGGTCAGTGGTCGGTGAGGGGGCGTGCAGTGCCCCGGATCAGTCCGGCGCGGGAGTGTACGGCGCCGGTGCCGGGGGCACGTCCGGGTACGACGACGGGTCGTCCAGGAACGCCGTGTAGGCGGCGCTGATCTGCGCGGTGGTGATCGCCCCGCCGTCCACCAGCATCTTCACCAGGACGCAGACCATCCCCATGATCAAATTGAGGACGATCCGGTCCTCGGTGCTCTCGACAGCGATGTCCTCGCCCAGGGCCCGCCCGACCGCGACGGCCACCGGCCGCAGGGCGTCCACGTACTGGCGTACCGTCAGCGATCCCGTGGCGCCGGAGCTGGCCGCCGACAGGTCCACCGTCCGGCTCACAGGGGTATCACCGTGATCCCCCGATTGGAGAAGGTGCCGGTGCCGGTGCCGGTGCGGTACACCGCTGTGAAGGTGTTGGAGCCAGGAGTCAGGGCGTTGATCAGGAAGAGGCCGCCGGCCTGCTGCTGGGAGCTGCCGACCGCCCGGGAGTCGGCACTGCTGATAGAGCTGCTGCCGGTGACCGTGAAACTCATCAGCGCCGCGTTGGCCGAACTGGAGCATGTGCAGTTGGCCAGGATGTGCACCAGGGCGTTGGCCCCGGTCACCGCGGTGACCGAGGGCCCCGAGGTAGAGCCCAGGTTCGTGTAGGAGCTGGACGTGGTGGTATCGGACGTCGTCACGATGGCGGATGTCGGGGTCCGGGCAGCCAGGGTGTTCGGCCCGGTGGCGACCAGGATCTGCCCGGTCGCGGTGACCAGCGCCGGACCGGTCTGGTTCAGGTTGTCTCTGATGTTCGCATTGAACTGGGCGGCGGTGAACACACTGCCCGCCACCGCAGTCATTGGCGAGGTCCAGGCGATGAGGACCGCCCCCTCTCTCTGGCTGTAGGAGGGCTACTTGGCCGAGCCGGTCGCCTGCGCCGGGCCCGCGTTCGCCGCAGTGCCGCGCGCCGGCTTCGCGGCGGGTGCCTTGGCGGCGTCGGGCCGATCGGCGTTGACATCGGCCTCCAGACCGACTATCCGGGCGTCCAAAGCCTCCAGCTTCGCGTCGATCCCGGCAGCGTGCTCCCCGATCAGCTTGCGGACCCGGTCGTCCACCCACTCTTCGAGCTTCCCCTGTGCGGACATGCGCTCCTCCTGCGGTCGTTCCCGCCAGGATGCCACGCGGTGGGAGGCGGGCTGTCCGCTAGGCGACGCCGTGCTCCCGGCTCTCCGCGCGCAACTGCTCCAGAGTCTGGCCGTGCTCGATCCGGAAGCCGACCGCTCCCGCGTGGTCGGCCGGGTACCAGTTCCGGGTGGACGGGATCGGCCGCCGGCCCAGCAGTTCGACCACGGCGTCCATGAAAGGCTGCGGCGGCCATTCGATCCGGGCCGCCTGTCCGCAGTAGGAGCACAGGAACGCGGGCTTGCGCACGTCGCGGGGGTTGCCGGGCCCCGCCGGGCAGCCGGGGCGTCGCAGGCCGAACAGGTATTCGGCGTTGGCGCAGCCCTCGCGCGGGCAGTCTGCCGTCCACTCGCCGCTGTAGAGGTAGGCGCGCGCGGTCTCCGCCATCAGGTCCCCAGGAGGTTGACGTCGAACTGGCCGTTGGTCGGCGAGTCGAACACGAACACGGTAGCGGCACTGTCACTGGACGGGGGGTCGAAGACACCCGCGTCGAAGCCCGCACCGCGCTGGTCGAAAGTGAACGGGTTGGTGCTTGCGTACGGTGCGGCCTCGCAGCCGAGGACCACGGCGTGGACCGGGGGCAGTCCGGGCTCGTTCATGCGCTGAACGGTGTGAGTGATCGTTTCTACAAAGAAGTCGCTGTTCAGGCCCAATTCGTCGTTCTCGATAGAGACCATGTCCGAGATCTGGCGGCCGACCACCTGCATGTAGTGGACCGGGTCGCCTGAGACGACGCGCAGTTGGACGGTAGGGCGGCGCTGGGCGTAGTGCAGGAGGATGATCTCGCCGATGGCGTTGGCGTCCTCGACCCCGGCCCAGGGACACGACCCGGTGTAGTCCTGCTCGCCGTGCTCGGCCATGCTCCCGGTGTCCTGCTGGAGGACGGCCACCGTGGTCACCACGGGCACCGTGTACGCCTGGAGCTGCATCCCGGTGACGACGATGTCCCCGCCGACGGCCTGGACCATCACCGTCACTGCCGCGCCGGAGGTCTGGCTCAGTGTGACACTCGCAGTCCCGGCACCGGTAGAGGTGACCTGGTAGTCGGTCCCGGCTACGGGGATCTGCGCCATCAGGAACGGATCGCTGGTCTGGACGGCCAGCAGCAGGGAGGTCCCGTTGCTGATGGCGTAGGTCGACGTGGTGGACCAGACCGGGGACAGGGCCTGGGCGACCGCCCGTTGGCCCACGGAGAACGGCACACTGTTGACGATCTCCAGCCAGCCGTCGTCATAGGTGAACGGCGGTGTGAACGACAGCCCGGTGGGCGCCGGGGAGGCGCAGTCGAAGGCCTCGCCCGCCTGGAAGTACCCCTGCGGGGTCTGGCACCGGGGGTTGAGCAGCCGGTGGTCGCGGTCCTGGAAGGTGAAGGTCCCGTCGGGGGCGATGAAGGCGATCGACGGCGGTCCCTCCGATGCCACCAGGTCGTTGATGGCGCTGCCCGCAGCGGACGAGGCCGTGCCGTCCAGCCACCACCAGGGCATCACGGTCGCCCCCGGGTCGACGTTCCGGGGCCCGGTCCAGCCGACCGCGTCCAGGATGTGGTTGACCGCGTCCCCGGTCCGGATGCCGGAGTACAGCGGAGTTATGATCTTGGTGGCCTGGAACAGGCCCTCGTCGTCCAGCAGGGTGAAGGCCACTGTGCGGTTGCTCTTGTCGGCGGTGACCGTGTAACCGTTGATCTGTCCGTGGAACAGCGGGTAGGCGGTGCCGGCGAACGTGACGAACCCCGCGGTGGGCCTGGCCGAGTCCAGTGTCCCCGCCAGCGGGGAGGACGACCAGCTCGGGGAGTAGGTGCGGTGGCTGTTGTTCAGCGTGTAGCTGGCGCTGCCGAGCTGCGCCGGGGTGGTCTGCCGCTGCTGGTCCCTGCCGTAGGTGAACGTGATGCCCGGATCGAGCAGGTCAGGCAGGATGTCGTTGCCCGGCTCGATCCGCAGGCCCGTCGCGGGCAGGGTCGGGTCCAGCAGCATCAGGCCCCACACGTAGTAGGCAGCCGAGGAAGCGGGTGTGCCGCTGTGCCGGGCCCTGGCGACCCCGGAGGAGGCCCCGGCCGGAGCCGTGAAGGCCTGGACCGACCGGGTCCAGGCCCCGGTTCCGACAGGGTTGGCAGACCCGGTGCTGGTGCTGATGAATGCCCCGGTGCTGGTGTACCAGTCGATGCAGGCCTGGATGTCGGTCCAGCCCGGAGGCGAGTAGACCCAGCAGTCCGCGGCGTAGCTGTTCCCGGGGACGACGGAGCCGGCGGGCGTGGGGGCCAGGTTGACCCCTCCGGTTGCCGAGGTTCCGTTGGGGGTTACCAGAGCGCAGGGCACCGCGGGTGAGAACGGCACGGTGTGCGCGGCCGAGGTGCGCCGCATCCACTGGAGGGTGCAGTTCGAGGGGTTCCAGCCGGACAGCCCGTAGACCGGGTACGGGTTGGTGCTCAGGACAGCGCCGATGAAGTCGAAGCCGTTCAGGGACCAGTCGGTGGCCCAGGAGTACTGCGGATAGCCCTGGGTGGTGCAGACGGTCGACCAGGGCTGCGCGACTGCGATCACAGCGGCAGCCGGGACAGTGCCGGAGGCGGAGGCGGTCTGCGCGAAGGCGGTGGTCTCTCCGGCGGAGGATCCGGGCACGATGCTGACGGCCAGCATGACGTCGCCCATAGACGTCCCGTTGTGGACTGCCGTGGTCTGCCGCTGGGTCTGCACTCCAGCAGAGAGGGAGCCGCTGTCCGCCAGGAAGTAGGACAGCTCGTTCGCCTGGCTGGAGTTGATGCGGACCGTGTCCGCCGGGGAGACCGAGCAGGTGGTCCCGGGCCCGTTGCGGAACCGCAGGGTGAGCACCCACTCACCGGCCTGGGAGGTGGTCAGCTGCGGATGCGCCTGCGCATCGGCCCCGCCGGCCGTGACGGTGTAGGCCCGGTAGTTGTCGATGGGGCCGCTGGCGCTGACCCCTGAGTACGCCCAGATGAACGCCGCTACCGTGGGGTCTCCCTTCGGCCAGGAGTCCTCGGCGTCCAGGTAGATGAACTGCTCTACGCCTTCGGTGCCGTCGGCGATCCGGTAGTAGACCGCCGCCATGGCGGGGGCCAGGGAGCCGCCGGAGGTGCCGGAGCGCCAGCGGCCCAGGAACGTCCAGCCGAAGGGCGGGCGCTCGTTGGCGTTGCAGTCGAACTGCAACGCCATCAGGAGCAGGTTGCCCGCGACGAAAGTCGGCGGAGTGGGTACGGACAGCGCTCCGGAGACCGGGGCGTACGCGGTGGCCACCGCGCCGATGGACTGGAAGGCGACGGCCACGGGTCACGGCCCCGTCAGGGACCGCAGGCGGCCCTTTTGCTTGGCGGCCTGGAGTGCGCTGATCATCCAGTTCTCCAGCTCCTGCTGGCTGCCGATGGGCCCGTGGAAGTGGAAGTTGTAGGTGTCTCCGCCGCCCGCCGACTCGCCGGGGCCGACGACCCGCTCCGGCTTGCCGGTGCCGTTGTGGGCCACCGTCGTGCCGGGCATGAGCCAGCCGCCCTTGTCGTACCAGTTGTCGGCGACCTCGTGGGACCAGGCCGCCGCCGGACTGCCGTACCGCTGGGCGATGTAGTCCTCGCCCCAGGCGACCTGGGCCTTGTAGTCTCCGAGTGCGTACGGGTGGCCGTGGCCGAGCGCCTGGGGGATTCCGTAGGCTCCTGAGCTGGCGTTCACCGCATTGGGGTTCCACCCGCTCTCCTGGTTCCAGAGCTTGATCAGCGGGCCCATCTGGTTGGACCCCCAGCCGTGGCCGGCCAGCAGGCTCTGTGCGAACTGCTGGATGGGGCCCACGGCGGTCCCGGAGAAGCCTCCGGAGTTGGTCGTCATCGCCGCGTACAGCGAGGACGCACTGGTCTGCGCGAGCTGGGAGACGGCCGACAGGACGGCTGCGCTGATCTGGGTGGCCGTGGGGCGTGCCACACGGACGTCGAAGCCGCCGACCGGGCCGCCGGCGGCGAAGGCGGGCAGTGTCCCGGCCACGGCCGCGCCGCGCATGTTCGCCACGGCTCCGTGGCCGCCCGCCGACTGCACCTCGGCAGCCGTCCACATGTGCTCTCCGTTGGAGCCCAGCATCACCACGCTGTCCGAGGTGGCCGTACCGGGGCCGCGCACGGGGCCGCCGCCGGCCAGCCCGGGCAGGCCCTTCTTGCCGGTGTTCGCCGCGGCGGCGAAGTCCACCGACGCGGTGAAGGTCTTGTTCCGGATCCCGCCCATGGAGGCGTTCACATCGTTCTTGAACGAGTTGATCGCCGCCGCCGCCGTCTTCAGCTTCCCGCCCAGGCCGGGCACCCAGCCGAAGGCGTCTGCGGCCCCCTTGACGATGACCTCGGCCACCTCCAGCCACAGGTCGATGATGAAGTTGAAGTACGGCTCCAGGACTTTCGACCACATGAACTTGGCGGCGGTCTCAATTCCTGAGAAGGTATCCTCGACTATCGAGCGGAAGGTCTGGCTGTGCTCCCAGGCCTCGTAGAAGCCGACCCCCAGGGCGACCAGTGCGATGACCACAAGTCCGATGGGGTTGGCGTCCAGGACTACGTCCAGTGCGCCCTGCGCGATCGACAGCGCCCCGGTAGCGATAGTGGCGACTCCCTGGGCCCCTGCGAGGACAAGCGTCTTTGCAGCAGCCAGAGCCGTTCCGTCAGCCAGGGCGGTCATCGCTCCGGCGAGGCCCTCCCAGATAGCGATCCCGATAAGGCGGACCCGGAGCACCAGCAGGCTGTCGTTGAACAGGTACGTCTTAACCGCGGCCAGGGCAGTCCCGTCGGCCACGGCGGTCACGGCCCCGGCGATGCCGTCCCACACGGCCATCGTGATCAGCCGGCCGCGCAGGACGAGCAGGCTGTCATCGAAGAGGTACGTCTTCACGGCGGCCAGAGCGGTGCCGTCGGCCAGGTTGGTGACCGCGGTGGTGATCCCGTCCCACACGGATACCGCGATCAGCCTGCCGCGCAGAACGACCATGGAGTTGCCCAGGTTGAACACCGCGGTGGAGATGCCGTCCCAGACGGCCATGCCGATCAGCCGGCCGCGCAGGACGAGCATCGTGTTGCCCAGATTGGTGACCGCAGTGGTGATCCCGTCCCACACTGCGATGGCGATGAGCTTGCCGCGCAGCACGAACATGCTGTCGCCTACGCCGCCGACCACACCGGCGAGGTACGTCCATGCGGCAGAGACGGTCCCGCGCAGTTTCGTCGCTCCGGAGGACAGGCTGTCACTGATGATCAGCCATCGGAGGTACATCGTGTCCATCACGCCCTGGACCGCGGCTACCCCGCCCTGGATCCCGGACCAGATGAGGGCGGACTGCTGGAACGGGAACTTGACGATGCTGACAGCCAGACTGGTGATCGCCATGATTGGCTTGATCACCGCGAGAGCGGTCAGCCGGACTTCCAGCGGGATGAGGGCCAGTTCGACAAAGTTGTCGATTGCACCCTTGTTGGTGTCGATGAACTGCGACAGGTGCACCAGGGCCGGTCCGAGTGTGTTCGCCAGGATCCCGGCGATGCTCTCGATGGCCTGGAACCCGGTGCCTCCCAGGTAGAGCAGCACGGGGGTGGCGGCGACCGACAGGTTGGTGAATGCGGTGCCTACGTCCTGGGCTGCGGTCGCGAAGTCCAGGAGGATCTTCTGGGTCTGGGAGCCGAAGGACTTCCCCAGCTGATCCGCTATGGACGTACTGGTCAGCGGCATCCCGGACAGGCCCCCGGCCAGCGGCAGTCCGACCGGGGCCTTGGCCGAGGACAGGTCCGTGTTGGTGGGGGCCTTCGGTGCCAGGTTCGAGCTGAAGGTCCCGAACAGGGTGTTGGGGTCGACCAGGGCGGCTGCCTTCGCCTTGGTCTGCGTCAGGCTGCCGATGAAGCCGTTCAGGAACCCCTCAGCGACGTGCGTGTCCTGCTCCAGCTGACTGACCGGGATCAGGTTGCTCAGGTCCGAGGTGAAACGGGCCAGCAGGGGGAGGCCGGACTCGTTGACGAACGAGAAGAACTGGGTGGTGACCGGGATCAGCTTCTCGCCGATCGAGATGGCCGCCGACTGGACGTTGCTCTCGAAGATCTTGATCTGCGCCGACATGGTCGCCTGCTGCGCGGCCTCGGCGGCAGCCAGGTTGCCCGACGTTGACTGGATCTGCACCAGTTTCTTCTGGAGGGTCGAGTAGTTGTTGACCATCGTCAGGATGGCCGAACTCGACCGACCGCCGCCGAACGCCTTGCTCAGCAGGATGGCCTGCTGGGACAGCGACAGGCCCGACTTGTCCAGGGCCGTCTTCAGCAGGCCGATGGTGCCGACCAGGCCCGCCGGGGAGCGCATCTCGTTGGCCAGCTGGAGGCCCGTCAGGCCGATCGTGGCCAGCTGCTTGGACGCGACGGAGGACGGGGCCGCCAGCAGGGACAGGCTCATCTTGAGCCTGGTGGCCGCGTCGGTGGCCGGGACGCCCTCGTCCGTCATCAGCGCGAGGGACGCGCCGATCTGGGACAGGCTCACGCCGAACGTCTTGGCGGCGGGCAGGATCCCGGTGCCGATGGCGGAGACGAAATCCGTCATCTTCATGTTGCCCGCGCCGATGATGGCGTTGACAGTCCCGGCAGCCATGGCGAAGGTCTGCGCCCCGGCGATGCCCGAACGCCAGGCCCCGGCCAGTGCGTTGGTCGTGGCCTCCAGGTTGCTGCCGCCGACCGCCGCCAGGTCGGACGCCTGCTTCAGGTCGACCATCGCCTGGGTGTTGTCCAGGCCCACGGACTTGAGGTGGTACAGCGCCTCGGCGAGCTGGTCGGGCCCCTGCTGGACGTCCTTCATGCCGAGCACAGCGGTGGTCAGCGTCTTGACGTCCTTGGCGGACCCGCCTGCCTGGGTCTGGATCGTCTTCATGACGTTGTTGAAGGTGTTCGCCATCACCACGGTGGTGGCCGCCGCGGCGCCGAGCGCCAGGACACCGACGGCCGCCCCGGCGGCGACTTTGCCGAACCCGCCCAGGGACTCCTCCGCGGCGGCGGTGTCGGCCGTCATGGTGATGTACCCCATGCCGAGCAGCGTGCCGCGCCCGATGCTAAGCGCCACCCGGGGTCACCCCCATCGCGCTCAGGAAGCTGGACGAGGCCTCTTCCTCATCGGTCCACCAGCCGGGGGCCCGTGGATCGCGGGTACTCTCGCGCTGGTCCTGTACGCGGTCCACGCGCCAGACGTCCACCAGGAGGTCGTTGTCGAGGGCCCGCTGAGCGTCCTGCACGGTCCCTCCCTCCGCCGCCGACTGCCCTTCGTAGAGCGTGTAGTAGACGAGGTTCAGGAACTGGTCGAGGGGGAGTTCGCGGAGATCGATACCCCTCCCTGCGTACTTTCCGTCGAGAAGGTGCCAGACTCCAGGCCTGACTGCCCATCCGGCGAGTTGTCGGATGGCTGCGTAGGGCGCAGCCCGTACTCTCCAAACAGCCACATGGCTATGTCGTTGAGCTGGCCCAGGTCGACCGGCCGGTCGTTGTCGCCCAGCCGCTCATCAAACCGGACGTACGACTCCTTCTGGAGGCAAAGCTGCATGACCTCGCGGCACGCCTCGTATTGGGCCTCGACACCGCCCGCGCTCTGGGCGGACAGGATCGCCGTGTTGACCTTGGTCACATAGCCGATCAGGGTCTTGGCGGCCATGCCCGGATAGGCGTGGAAGGTCTCACCCTCCAGCGTGAAGGAGATGTCATCGCGGGTCCTGCTGAAATCCTTGGTCGGCATGCGTTCACGGTAGAGCTGCGAATTCCATGATCGTTCCCTAGAGGTCGACTTCCTCCATCGCCCTGGTCAGGAACGGGTTGGCCTTGGTCCCCGGGTGGTGTACGACGGGTCCGAAGACCTGGCCGCTCGACACGTTCCTCAGCGGCCAGGAGCCCTTGCTGCGGATGATGTGCGGCCGGGTCCCCTCGTTGACGAACACCGTGGCCGGGTGGGTGCTGCGGATCACCACGGTGGTGCCGAGGATGTTGCCGGTGTAGTCCGAGCTGATGCCCTTGCGCATGCCCTCTGGGGCCAGTTCCTTGGCCCGCTTGGCGACGGCCTGGCCGCGCAGGATCATCCGGCGGCCGACGGCCCCGGTGGGGCTGCGGAGCATCCGGCGGATGGCGATCTGGTCCATCTCGATGCGGATGTGCTCAGCCACGGGGCATCCCCACCAGGAAGCGCAGTTCCGTGCCGACGCAGCCGCCCTCGGGCCCCATGGTGGCCTGCTGGTCGATCACGTAGTCGATGAGGTCGTTGTCGCCCTTCTCCTGGCACAGGAACGCTGCCGAGGTGGTCAGCACAGTCCAGGCGTCCCCGAGGAGAGTCTGAGCAGCCGTCGTCATGGCCTGCTCAGTGGGGTAGATCGTGGTGTTGTTCTGCGGTACCGGGGCGCAGCGGATGATCTGCACCACGTATTCCGCCACCTCCCAGGCTGGCTGGCAGCTGCCGACGACCTCGGTCTGCTGCTCGGGGAAGCGGTCGGAGAGGTAGATCCGGTCGACACTGATGGCCAGCATGCCGCAGTCGCAGGCGTCCCACGGGATCGACCCGGGCACCATGCAGGCCCTCTGGACCGCGACCGGCAGCGCCGCCTGAATCAGGGTCAGCAACGCGGTACCCAGGTCGAAGAACTTGATGGCGCCGGTCTCCGGCGCGGTGGTGGTCACGGTGTTCCCGTGGATCCGCTGAGTACCTCGGCGGCCAGCTTGTCGATCACCGCGTTGCTCAGGCCCTTGCAGGCGGCGGGCTCGGTTCCGGTGACGCCCTGCTCCCCGGCCTTGAGTTCCTGGACCAGTGCCGCCTTGCAGGCGGACTGGCTGGGTGCCGGGCTGCTGCCGCAGGCAGCCAGCAGCGGTAGAACGGCGATGACGAGGAGCAGAGCAGCGCGCTTCATCCGTGCCTCCGGGAGTGGGTGACGGTCCGGGAGGGCCAGTGTCGCAGCCGGGTCCATTTCACGTCCCGGTCCTCCGCACGCGTGGCCGGTCCACGCTGTAGACCCGGGCCCGGCTCTGGAGCATGTTCGGGTTCTCGGAGGCCAGGAACAGGTCGCACAGGTACAGCCCGGTCCGGCCTTCGTTGATGATCGAGTTGATGTCCGGGAAGGTCATCGTCACACCCTGGCGAGCGAGGTTGGTCACCGTGGTCGGCAGGTGGCAGTCCCCGTCGCCGGTGATGGCGGCGATGATCTCGCAGGCGAGCTGGCCGACCGCCAGTTGACCGCTGACCGGGACGGCCAGGCCGTAGTCGGCGGTGACCGACCAGGTGCCCGGCTGGCTGTCGGCCAGCGCCAAGTTGTTGCACCGGGGCCAGTGCCCGCCGTCGGTGCGGACCACGATCCGGTTGTTATCGAGCCGGTAGGCGGAGGAGTCCAGGACCGCCCCGTCCACCAGGATCTGGGTGATGTCGGCGACCTCGGCCGGAAGGTAGAACTCCGGGACGAAGGCACAGGAGCAGCTGTCCCCGCAGGACCCGCAGCCCATGGGGAACCAGTAGGAGAAGTCCCAGGCGGCGGTGGCCAATGGTGCCCCGTAGGAGGCCCAGGGCACCGCGTACGCCCCGCCGTCGCCGGGGCCGCCGTCGTAGTCCTCGCGGCGGCACGGCCGCAGCGTCACCGAGCAGGTGCCGAACCGGCGCCCCGACAGCGACCACAGGATTCGTGTCGCGCTCTGCACGGCGTAGCCGGTCACAGTCGGGGAGGCCGTGGAGACGTCGCACGACCAGTACACGGGCCACGGTGAGCAGGGCCCTGCGTCCAAGGTCATGGCCTGGCTCCTCTCATCACGCCGCCATCAGGGCGAACAGGCTCTGGGTGATCCGACGGGCCAGGTAGGCGTGCCCGGCGTCGTTCGGGTGGACGTTGTCGGTCGCGTTCACGTAGGTCGAGGCGTTCGCGGCGGTGATCCAGGGCCCGCTGGTGAACACCTGGGCCCCGGCGGCGTTGTAGACGTTCCCGGTGATCGGGCTGACGAACGGCAGCCCGGCCGCCAGCGCCGCAGCCTGGAGGGTGCTGTCCGTGGCGGTGACCGAGGGCGCCGCGGTGCCGCTGGGCGACCAGCAGCCGAACACGGTGACCGCCGCGTTCGGGGCCGCCGCCTTCAGGTCGGTGTAGACCTGCGCGGCGGCTGCGGAGATGGCCGGCTGGCTGCCGGTGTTGTCGTTGTAGCCGCCCCAGACGATCAGCCGGTCGAAGGCGTAAGGTGCGATGTCCTGGGCTATGCGCACGTCGAAGACCGCGTACGCGCCCGGCGTGATGTAGCCGGTTCCGCCGCGCGCCTGGTCCCAGACGTCGGTGCAGCCGAGCAGCCGGGCCGCCCGCAGCAGCCAGGTGCCGCTGCCCGCACCGGTGTTGTAGGCGGAGCCGTCGGTGATGGAGTCGCCCAGGACGCCGAGACGGCCGCCGAGCGAGGCGACCTGCCAGGCGGTGCCGGTAGCGCCCAGGAACAGACCGCCGAACGGCATCGACAGGAAATCGAACCGGATCCGGCGCGGCGCGGCCGACCCGAGGTCGAACTTGAGGGTGTACCGGCTGCCCGCGGTCACCGCGCCGGTGGCCTGCATGAGGTCGGTGACCTTGCGCCCGTCGATGGACAGCCGGTACATGGTGGCGCTGCTGATGTACTTGAACAGGATCTCGACCAGCTGCGCGTCGGTGGCGAACTCGACCGACCAGACAGCCTGGCCGGAAGCGTACGTGTTCGGGTACTTGCTCAGCGGCAGGTACATCGTGGTGTCGGGGAACGCCGCCCCGAAGGCGAAGTCGCCGGCACCCAGGTAGGTGAAGGGCCCGGTGTTCGGCGCCATCAAGGCCTGGGCGCCGCTGATCGTACTGGTGGACCCGAGGGTGGTCGTGATGACCGGAGCGGTCCCGGCGTACAGCGAGTCAGCCGTCACCTGGTCGGGCAGGTCACGGCGGCGCCAGGCCGTCGTGCCCACGTACCGGGCGTCCGAGGTGGCCGGATAGTCCACCAGGGAGGTGAGCGACGGGCGCACCTCGCGCAGGAAGGACGTGCCGTTGCCGACCAGCTCCATGCTGCCGTACTGGTGGGTGAGCGAAGGGTTCACCGTGCCGTCGACCGTGCCGACCACGCTGACCGCGTTGGCGGTGCTGTCCATCTTCTTGACGGTCAGCCGGATGCCCGCCGCGGGCGCGGGGAGGACGACGGCCACCGGCTGGGATGCGGCGCTGACCTCCAGCACCTGCCATGCGGACCCGGTGACGGTCGGCGTGCTGGCCGACACCACGGTGGAGACGGGGGTGCCGTCCAGGTTGGCCAGCGCCGCAGCGGGGTTGCCGACGTCGGACAGGTCGTTGGCGGCTGCGAGGTACACCGTGGGGGCAGGCACGTTGAAGGGGTCCTCCGTGTACTGGACCTGGAAGTTGATCGGCACGCTGGTGATCCGGTTGGTGCCGTTGTCGGCCCAGAAGTACGCGGTGTACCGGCCTTGGGTGGAGAACTCCCCGCCGGCCCAGGTGTATGTCACCTGGCCCTCGGGACCGCTGGTGACCTCTGCCGTGCCACTGAAGGGCGGCCCGTCGTGCTCCTGGCAGGTGAACGCGGCGGAGTAGCCCTCGGACAGGTCGATCGGGACCCCGGTGCTGTCCAGGAAGGAATAGACCAGCGGAGGCGGCACGTCGCCCAGTGCGTAGGTGCCCAGAGCAACCGATGCTGTCATGGCTCGTTCCCCGCGATCGTCGTGGACGGCTCCCTGCCCGAGACGGCCGTGACGGGCTCCCGGCCCTGGACTCTGGTCCGTGCCGCTGTGACGGGCCATCTCGACAGGACGCCGAAGGCTGTGCCGGAAACCGCCGCTGCCAGGGCCGTTCCCACGATAGCCGTGCTCGAAGGCGCGCTCGTCCCGACCGCTGAACTGGTGCTCGGGAGCACGGTCACGCCGGACAGCCCCGTGAGAGCGGTGCCCTGCGCCTGCGCCGTCCCGGCCACCGCCACCGAGGCCGACCCCGCGGTGGGCAGGTACGCCGTGCCAGTGGCCGTAGCCGTGGAAGCCGTGGCGCCGGTGGACATCCCAGGGGCGTACGCCGTGCCGGTTGCTGCGGCGGGACCCGGCTGGACAGAAGTCCCCGGCGCGGGCTGCCCGGCAGCCCCGGTCACTGCCGCTGATCCGGCCAAGGCACCCAGCGCGACCGCAGCCGGGTAGGCGGCGCCCAAGACTCCGGCTGTGCCGGCAAGGACACTCGGAGCAGCGGCACCCGGACAGGCCGTGCCGGTCACCGCTGCCGCCGTGGCGAGGGCACCCAGGGCGACCGTGCTCGAGTAGGCCGCACCGGCCGCAGTGGCGGTTCCCGCAGTTCCCGTGGCCGAGACGGAAGCTGCGGCCACCGCCGCGTAGGCCGTGCCGGTGGCCGCAGCCGTCTCCGCCGTGGCCGTGCCGGGGACGGAGGCGCTGCCGGTCGCGGGATAGGCCGTGCCGGTGGCCGCGGCCGATCCAGCGGAGACGGCCAGGGCTGCGGCCACCGGCACGCCGGTCCCGGTTGCACCCGCGGATCCGGCAGGGACGGCCAGGGCAGGGCTCGGCTGCAAGGCGGTACCGGTGGCCGCACCGGTCCCGGCGGAGACGGTCACCGCGGTTCCCGGCGGCCAACCGGTACCGGTGCCGGCCGCCGACCCGGCGGAGACCGCCAGCCCGGCGGCCGGTGCGGAGCCTGTCCCTGTCGCAGCAGCGGACCCCGCGGAGGCCGTCAGTGCCGCAGTGGTGGCCAGGCTCACTCCGACGGCCTGGGCTACCCCCGCGAGCCCGGTGACGGGCGTCGAGGTTCCGGCGGAGACGGTGTAGGCCGTGCCTGTGGCAGGGGCAGATCCGGCGGAGACCTGCACGCCACTGTTCGGCGCCAGGCCCGTGCCGGTGGCCGCCGCAGACACGGCAGAGGCGGCCAGTCCGGTGCTCGGCGCGAGGCCGGTCCCCGTGGCAGCTGCGGATCCGGCGGAGACCGCCAGACCCAGGGGCGAGATCACGATCGCGGCCATGACGGCGTCCGCCAAGGACTGGGACGCGGTGGACGTCCAGGTGGCGCTGCCCACCGGCGCCGCGCCGCTGGTGTCGAAGACGGCGATGCTCGCGTCCGCCGAGCCGGTGTTGCCGGTGGCGGCGCGCGAGGCGGTGCCGACCGGCACGGTCCAGGTGGAGGTGATGGTGGACGCGCGGTCGGCGAAGATCTGGACGACCCAGTCACCCGTCCCGATACTGGTGACCGAGGGAGTGGTGTGCGTGGTCGAGGCCCCGGACTGCGCAACGGCCGCTGAGGCCTCGACCGGCGCGGAGGTCGAGGTCCCCGAGTAGGCGAGGCAGGCCAGGAGCAGTTTGGAGACGGGCGAGATCGTCCAGGTGTAGGAGGACGGCTCGGAGGCGGCGATCCGGTAGAACGCATCGACGGTGCAGTTCACGGCCGTGACCGGGAAGTTGGGGATGCGTGTCCAGCCGGAGGCGACGGTGACCGCCGAACCGGCGGTGTTGAGGACGGCCACCGTCAGCAGCAGGTTCCCGTTGGCGGTGCCCGACGGCACGGCGACAGCCAGGGAGGAGGTGGTGTTGGCAACGGCGACGTCGGCGTTTACCGGGGCGATCGTCACGGCCACCTCCGATCAGGGAACGGATCAGACCGTGAAGGTGAAGATCCCGGATCCGCTGAAGTTCAGGGAGAAGGTCCCTGAGGTGACGGACTGCGCCCCGCCGAAGTAGTTGAAGCAGACGCCCTGCTTGGCCACGGTGCCGCCGGTGATGGCGGAGTCGTAGACCAGGGTCCCGTAGATGTTGGCCATGGTGCAGGTGGCCGAACCAGCGATGTTCGAAGCCGAGTAGGTGACCGTGCCCGCGCTGCCCGCCACAGCGCCGCCGCTCAGGGCGACGCCTCCGGCGACCCACTGGGTACCGTTGGCCACCTCGTTGGCGGTGACCCATTGGCCGGTGTTGTAGCCGCTCAACGCTGCGGCCACGGTCCGGTCCGGCGTGCCGGTGTTGTTGAACAGGGCGGCCTTGACCGTGTCGGCGACCAGGCCGGCGTAGCTGGTCGGCATGCTGGCGGTGTTAGCCAGCATGGGGTTGACCACCCAGGCCTGGAAGATGTTGCTGGAGGACCATCCGGACATCTCAGGCCACCGTCCCTTGTGCCGTCGGCACGTTCACCATCACGTCGTTGCTGCCGTCCGGCCGCTCAGTGACGACGGCCATGACCGGACGCCCCTCGCCGTCGAAATGGACCAGCTCACTGCCCACGTAGTCCTCGCGCTCCACCGCGATGACGCGGCCCAGGAAGCCGTCCAGGACCATCGGCGCGAGCAGCCCTCGCAGGCCGCCGCAGTTGTGGTAGCGGTTCGGCTTCCCGGCCGTCACCGCGGTCGTGGTGCAGTTCGGGCAGGTCCAGTGCTGCTCCGGAGGCTGGAGGATCACGGCACTCACTGCGGCCCCCTACAGGTAGAGCGGGTTGCAGGCGGGCGCGGGCGGCGCGACCGAGGTGATGCTCCAGTACCAGTGGTCGGCGGCCTGGGCGGCGAAGCCCGGCGGCAGGTAACTGGTACTGCTCTGGTTCGAGGGCTTGCCCCAGCCCACCGTGGGTGCCAGGGACACCGCCCGGGTCTCCGCCGTGATCGTCAGCGTCGACTTGTCGTTCAAGATCGTGTAGGCCCCGAGCTGGGCGGCGCCGACGTTGGGCCACGCGTTGTAGATGTACTGCTGGGCGCCGTTGATGTCGCAGGAGTACTGGCCGGCGATCCTCTGCCAGACCTCCAGGGACCAGCGGTTGGTCATCTGGCCCTCCTGCCCGGCGAAGCCGTAGCCGGTGGCACCGTTGCTGGAGGTCAGCTCGCGCATGGAGGCCATCCAGGAGGCACCGGTCTGGTTCGTCTCGCAGAAGTCCATGACCAGCTCGTAGCGCTTGAGGACCGCGTCGTCTATCTGGTTGACGCAGGGCGTGCCGTCGGCGGTGACCTCGAAGAACTCGACCCCGGCCTGGTACTGCGGGGTCATCGCCACCTGGACGAAGCCCTTGGAGGTGATCACGTTCCCGCCGGTGCCCGTGATCGGGTTGCCGCAGGTATCGAGCGCGATCATTCGGTAGACGGTGCCCTTGATCGGGACTACACAGCTAGCTGTGGCTGACATCTTCACCCCTCACGTGGGCACGCCGAGTTCTATCTGAGCCGCCAGGTGGCAGCACTCGAAACCGATTGCATACGTACGAAAAGCCTGGGCCTTGACGGTGTTCTTGGCCCGGTCGAAGGTCTCCGGCATGTGGCGGACGGTCACATCCGACCGGTAGCCGAAGACTGCGCCGGTGGCGTAGAGCCACGCGTACCCGGCGGCCGGGGCGGCTCCGGCCGGGGAGGTCCCCGGGTAGCCGCCGCCGACGACGACCTTGTTCCCGGCGGCGGTGTACAGCATCCCGTCGTCCTTGCTGATCATCACTAGCTGCCAGGCCCTCAGCGTGGACAGGGCCAGGCGCGGGACATGGATGACGCCTTGGCCGCCGTAGCAGGAAGCAAGAGCGGTCTCCAGCTGGCCCATCGCTGTGGCCGCGTCCACCCCGGTCCCGGTGACGACCGGGCTGGCGGCGGTCTGGATCAGGATCCCGTTGGCGTCGTCCAGCACGGTGTTGGAGGACAGGTGCGGCCACACGGTCGCCTGTCCCCCGGACACGCCGGTCCAGAACGCCTGCTCGACCGTGAACGGCTCCATGCGGGCCAGGTTGGTCTCCGCCAGCGCCCGGGCCCCGAGCGAGTCCAGGCCGACCGGCGAGGCGTCGAACTCCGCGTAGATCGTGAACGGCGTCGCACCTCGGACAGTCTGGGTGACGTCGCTGGCGACCAGCGGCGGAGCAGAGGGCGCCCCGCCGGTGCCGGTGACCGCTATGCAGTCGTCATAGGTGGTCGACCCGATGGGGGACGGGCAGATGTCCACCCAGGTGATGCCGTTCTGCCAGTGCGGGTCGGTCGCGGTCCGCTGCTGGATGGTGTCCCACAGCCCGAACGGAAGCGTGGTGAAGTCCGGGCCGTCGACTATCTGCCTTGCTCCGGCCATGGCTCACTCCTCCCGCTCGGACTGTGGACTGACAGCGGATCAGAGGTTGGGCTGGCCGCCGGTAGCGAGGCTGGCGACGCCCTGGCCGCTGACCATGAAGGTCAGCGTGTAGAGGCGGGACTCGTGGCCGACCTTGGCCACCAGGTGCGCCTCTTCTGCCCAGGCCGCGGTGAAGTCGTTCTCCGCGTTGAGGATGGAGTCCCGGATCACGCCGAGGTCCAGGCTCAGACCCGTGCCGTGCAGGAACGTCCCGGCGGCGTACATCATGAACTGCACCGTGGTCGGCCACGCGGTCATCTGGGCTGCGGCCTGCCCGAACTGGCTGGCACCGCGCACCTGCCAGTCGCTGACGAACTGGACGGCCACGCCGCGGGTGGCGAACATGGCGATGATCGCCGAGTCCGGGACCGACAGGGTGGAGTCGTCGCCGTAGGTGCGCCAGGTCAGGTCGGCCCGGATCGCAGCCAGCACCCACGTGGGGAGCACAACCTCCAGGACGGCAGTGTCGCTCATGCCGAACCGGTTGCGGTAGTCGACCGCAGCCAGCTCGATGCCGTTCATGACGCCCTGGAAGGCGGGGACGGTAGCGCTGGCCGGAAGGGCTGCGGTGACGGTGGACGCGGCGGACATCAGCGAGATGAGCCTGGCGTTGATGACGTGAGCGTAGGCGTTGCGCAGCAGCCGCAGGAAGTTCTGCGCGGCCTCGGGGTACGCGCTGTCGGTCAGGTTGCCCGCGGTGAGCGTGATGCCGTAGACCTCAAGGCGCGAGTTGCTGAAGCTGGCGCAGGGTACCCGCAGGGTCGGCTTGTTGATCGAGCCGGTGACGGTGTTGATGTCGTCGGTCTCGCTCCACAGCCACGGGTCGCTCGTGTTGGCGAAGGTGGCCGCGAAACCGCCCATGCCGGTCGCCGGGTTGCTCCCGCCTGCGGTGAAGAACACGTCCTTGATGGACGGGCTGGTCGGGAATTGGATGCCGCCACGGCTGATCCCGACGGTCGGCAGGTCGATGATCCCGCTCGGCACGTCGGAGATGTTGAACAGGTCGTAGTAGATCTCGCTGGGCGCGCACCATCCGCCGCCGGCAAGGAGTGCCTGCTGCTTGTCGCCGCCGGTCAGCTCCCGGACCAGGCGGTCGATCTGCGCCGGGCCCGTGCGCTCGTCCACCGTGTGGGTGAACTGGTTCTGGATCGAGGCGACGGGGTAGCGCGCGGCGCCCTGGCCCTGGGCCGTGGTCGGGATGTTGCTGGCCCGCTGGATGAACGCGTCAGCCATCGCCTCCATCGAGACGACCACGCCGCCGGAGGCCACGCCGCGCTTCGGAATATCCACCGAGGCAGTGATCACCTTGAGGTTCGCCTTGGCCGGGGCGACGCCCGGGTCCGGCGCGAACTGCCTCGAGGCGCTGAGGCTGGCGGCCTGGCGGACCACGTCCGCCGGGCTGTTGCCGCCGCGTCCGCTGCCCATCGCGGCGACCAGGCCCTGGGTGACACCGCGGGCTGCCGCAGCAGCGACGGCCTCCAGGTCGCCGGTGGTCTGCGATGCGGCTGCCGGATCGGCCGGCCCGTGGACCCGCTCGCTCAGCTTGGCCATCGCCTGCGCGGCGGTGTCCTTGGCCGCGGTGGCCTTCAGTTCGGCACGCACGTCGCGGACGCGCAGCTCCTCGTTGATCCGGTCCAGGTCGTCGGCCACCGAAGTGGCCTGCTGGAGGATCTCCGGGGTCAGGTCGTCCTGGCCGTGGACCCGCTCGAACGCGGCGACAGCCTGGTCCCGCAGGGCGGCCAGTTCGGCGTCACCCATGAGGGTGAGTTCGAGAGGGCAGGAAAAGACTTCGTCTCCCGACACAACAGCCTCCAAGGCGGGCGGGGTGGCATCTGCCCGAACCGTACGCCCGACCTTGGAAATAGCAAGGAGAAGCTTTTCACTTCACCGAATCGGTGAAATTAAAGCGCTGCGACCTCAGAATTGTCGGATGTCTCTTGGGGGTCCCCCGCTGCCTCCGGGCCTGCCGCCTGCTGGATCGGCGCTGGTGCCTGGACGGGCGGTGTCTGGTACGGCGGGGGCAGCTGGTTGCCGCAGTTGCACATCGTGTCCTCCTAGACCGTGCGCTCGGTGAAGCGGAAGATCCGGGTGCCGAACTGCCACCAGGACGCCTTCCGCCGGGTGTTGCTGGCCACATCGAAGTACTCGGTGCGGTAGTAACCGATCATGCGTCCGCCTTCACTCGTTTGGCCAGCATCTCCAGGACCCGGCGCATCGCCATCTGGTCCAGGTCGTGCTCGCTGGGTCCAGCCACGCCCGGCGCCACGGTGGGCTGACCTGCGGCGACCAGCGCCACCTGGGCCCCGGCGGAGACCCGGGCGCGCATACGCGGCACCGGGAACCCCGGCACGTTGACGGCCAGCAGGCCGACCAGGCGCAGCTTGCCGCCGATGCGCCGCCAGTCGCCGGACACCTGGCCCGCCGCACGCAGTGCCGCCACCTTCCCCGCGTCCGCGTCAGCCCGGATCGAGCCGGCGACCCAGATGCCGTGGACGTCGTTGCCCACGACCACGTCGGCCACTGCCCATCCGGTGTGGTCGTAGTGCTCCTTGGCCGCCTGGGCCCCGACGTTGAGGCTGGCGTGGCCGGTGCCGACGGTGATCTGGCCGACGGAGGCGGTAGTGCCGTCGTCCAGGCCGACCTCCCCGGTCATGTAGTAGGCGTGGTAGTCCTCGCGCGGCGGCTGGACGCACTGCCCGGTCTGGCCGATGTGGCAGGTCCCCCACTGCGCGGCGTGGCCGTAGATCCGGCCGGAGTCGGACACGGTGATCGGGGTGGGCACCGACAACCCCGGGTCGGCGAACCACTCGGCGGGCGGAGTGTAGACGCCGAGGGAGGCGGTGACCGCCCCGGTCTCGTCAGGCTCCTCGACCTGGGCGGCCTCCCACTCGGCCGGGTCCATCGCGCCGCCGGCCACCACAGCGCCGGTGTCGGCGTCGGTGAGCTGGATGTACGCGTCCTTGAACGCGGGTATGTCGCACAGGGTCGCCGCGCGGATCTGGCCGCCGTGGAAGATGACCTTCTCCGGCTGGGCGAAGAGCATGGCGAAGATGTCCTCTTCGTCGTCGCCCTCGTTGTTCCGCTCGGGCCAGACCATCTCGATATCGGCATCGCCGATCGAGTCGGCGTCGATGCTGACTCCGCGGACGAAACGGCCCGCGATCTTGTCGCGCGCGGCCACGCCGTTCGGGTCGGAGAGGTCGAGGACGCCGGTGGCCTGGATCTGGTTGCCGACCCGCTGGATCGTGTCGATCCGGCCGACGTTGACCGCTACCGTCCTCGGCTCCCCGCCGTGGGAGTCCTGGATGTTCCAGCGCAACGGGATCGGCGGGTCCTGCCAGGTCAGCGCGTCCGGCGCGAACTCGCGGCCGTCGCCGGTGGTCACGCCCTCCACCGCGAGGACACCCGACCACGGCGCGGTCGGACCGCCGGGCGCGATGACCGGAGCAGGCTGGATCGCCGGGGCTCCGGTGGCTGCTGCGGCCTTGAGGTTGTCCGGCACCGGCTCCTTGATGGCGTTGTAGTGCGCCACCAGGTGGGACTTCGCCGCCGCGACGGCCGCCGGGCTGTGCCCGGTCAGGCTGCTAAACCGGCCTGCTGCCGCGGCCAGTCCGGCGCGGTTCAGCTCGCCGTCCGGGTCGTGGTGCGGCAGGAAGCACTCCTCCTCGGGAGTCCCGTTGCCGGGGTCGCAGGCGGCCGACGCCGTCTTGTACTGCACGGGGGTGAAGTTCGAGGGACTGCCGTCCCAGGGTGCGTCGCTGACGGTGTTGCTGGAGCCGAAGTGCGCAGCGTCGTCCGGGCACTCGGCGCAGGGCGCACCGCCGCTGTCGGACATGCCGCTGGGGGCGGTGCTCCCGTCCGGCTTGTTCTTGCTCAGCCGCTTGTCCTTGGCGGTCCCCTTGTTCGGCTTGCCGCCGAGCTCTTCCTCAACAACGGTGGTCACGGGCGTACCCTCCTCGGCGGATGCCAGCATCCCCTGGTCCCAGACAGCGTAGATCGTGCCCCGGCAGTTACCGCCCCCTAGGCAGTCGGCATAGCCGCCGCCCGGGTAGGCGTCCTCGGCGTCGTCCAGCGAATTGAACGCCTTTCCGTCGACTGATTGACAGGGCTGACATGTCCGGTCGTCCAGAATCTCGGTGGCGTAGTAAGTGGCTGGAGGCGCGGCTTCCAGCACGGCGATGCGTCCGGCGTTCTGGGCAGCCGACATGGCCTCGCCCAGCCACTGCTTGTCGAAAGCGTCGGACAGGCCCTGTAGTGCCAACTCCACCTCGGACGCGAGCCTGATCCCGGAGAGGACGCTGAACAGGCCCATCGCGCGGTGCTTCGCGGCCTGCACCAGCCGGTTGCCCATGGTGTCGGCGGCGATGGACGCCACCTGGCGCAGCAGGTCGAGACCGGCCAGCGCAGCGACCCGGCCCGGTTCCAGACTCCAAGGCGGGACGTGGACGCCCTGCTGCTCGGCCTCCTGCTGCTGCGCCACCCCGGCGGCCTGCGCAGTAGTGCGCATCCGGCCGTACAGGGTGTCGGCGGCCGTGTCCGTGGTGATGGACAGCGTGGACAGGGCATCAGTGCCGCCGGCCAGGATCTGGTCCTTGATCTGGGTGCGCCAGTCGGCGGTGACCGCCTGCCAGTCCGTCAGGGCCCCGTTCACGGCCTGCTGCCAGCTGCGCTGGTGTGCCGCGAAGTCGACGCGTGCGGCCAGCTCGGTGGCGTTCGGCAGGCGGCGGAACTCGTCCGGGCGCTTCGCCCGCTTCGGCTTAGCGGCGGCGGTGATCGCGGTGCCGGTCGCGGCCAGGCTCGCGGTCAGCGGGATGTCCGTGTCCTCGTTTCCGAAGCTGACGCGGATCCGGTCGAACGTCACCGGGCCGAGTTTCGCCTCCAGCGTGGAAGCCAGGCTCAGGTCGTCGGTGTAGGCAGCGCAGATGTGCGCCACCCACGGACTGTGCTGGTCCGGCAGCGGAACCGGATCGCCGCCGCGCTGCTGGTGGAGCATCAGCGCGTCCTGGACCGCCATGGCCGCCAGCTGGTGGAAGTCGTCCAACGGGCAGTCCGCAGCGTCGGCGTCCGGGTTGTCGCCGACGTTCCAGACCCAGGACGCGCCCGGGCTGTCGCCGTTCCAGTGTCCGATGCCGAAGACCTTGGTGGTGACTTGGTCCTGGTCGCCGGGGTACTGGTGCAGGGCGGCGATGATGTTCTGCTGCACTTCGGGCGGGAACGCCGAGGCGTCACCGCCGAGGAACATCAGCGTGCAGTGCAGCTCAGCCGCCACCTCGCCGCCCTTGACCGCGAGCCGCTTGGCATCGGCTGGAGTCGGCATCAGTGCGATCATGGCCCCGGAATGGGCGTCCGCGCCGGCGTCGGACGCCAGCATCCGGCGGCCGTGGGCGGACTGTACGTGGTGGCCGCGCTGATGGAGCTGCTCGACCACCGGCTGGCCGTCCCGGGTGCCGATACGCAATCGGGACGGTGTTCCCTCAGACATGAGCGCGGCCGTTCACCCGGCTGTGCGGAGTGACCAGGGTGGACTCCATGGCCGTCGTGTCCAGATACGGCGACAGGCCGTCCAGGCGCACGCGGCCGAAGGCGTCCAGGTGGCACAGGTAGGTGCCGGGCGTTCCGGGGATCGCCGCCGGGGCGTCCTGCATCACCGCCTCGGTGAAGGGGCACGAATAGGAGTGGTCCCGGCAGACATCGGGGTGCCGCAGGTCCCAGCGTCCGTCCAGCCGGAACAGCACCGCGTGCTGGACCTTCCCCTGCCGCACCCGCCGCGCCAACTCCGGGTTGACCGCCGCCGCTTGGGTCGGCGGCCCTGCGGCGGGAGCCGGGGCAGCGGGCACCGTCGGTCCGGCGGGCGGCGTGTGCTCGTCCGGCTCGCCGGTCTGGCCGGGGGCCGGGATGACGCCCTGGATCTCCTGCGCCGCGCCCGGGCCGGAGGTGGCCGGGGTGACCAGCTCGGTGCCGGTCAGGACGTCCAGCGCACCGGGGGCCGCGCCGTGCGCGAGCCGGATCAGGGATTTGAGGCCCTGGTCCCGCAGATCCTGCGGAGTCGGTGCGTCGTCCTCGCTCATACCGATCTCGCGCCGGTACGCCTGCCCGCTCAATTCCAGCCGGTCGTAGGCGTTCTGAGCGTTGATGCTCTTGTCCGGACGGAGTGTCAGCTCGGACAGGTCGTACCAGACGACGATGCTGGGGTCGGTCACGCCAGCGGCTGCCAGCAGGGGCTGGAGGTAGCCTGTGGTCAGTGCGGCGCAGATGATCTCAGCCAGCGGAGCTATGTGGACCTTGAGTCCGGACTCCTCGACGGCCCACGCCGACCAGTGGTTACTGTCGCCCAGGCCGAGCATGACGTCCGAGGGGATGTCGAGCTGGGTGGCCACGCGGCGTATCGCCTGATCCCGCTTGTTGATCACCTGGTCGTCTATCTTGAGGGTGAAATCCAAGTGCTGGACGTCCTTGACCCACTCCGCCGGTACCCGCAGCGGGATCGGGATCACAGCGGATGCGGTTCCCGGCGTCTTGATCGCCTCGGCGGCGACCGTGATCCACTCCTCCATGAAGGGGTCTTCGGCGTCGGCGAACTCCTCGCGCGCCGGGAAGGACACCTCCTCCGGCAGGATCAGTACTCCCGCTGAGGCGAGGCGGCTCAGGTACTGTGCCGTGATGTGCCGGTTGACCAGCTCCAGCTCCCGCATGGCGGTCAGCGCGGACCGGGCTGGGCTGGTGGCTAGGTGGTAGAAGCGGTCGTGTGGACGCCACACCCGGATCGGGACCATGGAGTCCTCGGCCAGGGGCCGCCAGACCGTCCCCAGGTTCGGGTTGTTCTCGTCGGTGACCTCGTAGCCAGTCCGCCCGGTCACCGCGCCCACCGCGCGGACCTCGTCCACCGCGCGCACCTGCCAACGGTAGAGGCCGTTGACCTTCTCGCCGATCAGGTACCCCTCGCCGGGGACCGAGAGCTGGACCGTGAGCCGCTTCATGATCTCGGACCGGCCGCCGATGCCGTTGCCGAGCTGCTGGATCAGGTCGGCGGCCGGTCCGGTGTCCAGGACGGTGGGCTCGTCGTTGCCGGGCTCCATCTGGCCCGCCCGGAGCCGTACCCGGGACAGCATGTTGGCCAGCCAGCTCACCCCGTAGTTGAACTCCCCCAGGGTGTCGAAGTACCCCCACACCTCGTTCTGCCAGCGGTCGGTGTGGCGCATGAACTGGGCGGAAGGCCCGGCGGCCGGGACGGCGGCGGCGGTGACCGCGGACGGTTCGGCTGCGGCGGTCAGAGACGCGGGCTCAAGCCCGGCCTCGTCGGGCAGCATCCGCCGGTACCCGACGTTGTGGTACCAGGCCATAGCACTGTCCTCCCGCCGGTCCGGTTGGGCCCAAGGTACCGCCGGTTCCGGGGGCGATCGTCCCGGGCGCGATAGCGGCACCGCAGTCCCGGTCCGGCGCTGCGCTTGCCCGGGTACTGGGCGATCCACCAGACTCAGGGCAGTGCCCTTCCTGCACTGGCTCGGAATCGGGATGACAGGGCGGGACCACCGTGTTGGCGCACGGCCCGCCGGGAGCCGGCACCCCTGCAAGGGTGCCGGCTCTTTCCGTAGGCGTCGCTCTCGATAATCTGCCTTATCGAGAGCCAGAATCAGCGTGTTTCTGCGATTCGATCAATCAGACCTGAGACAATCAGGTCATGACACCAGGCGAACTGACCCTCTTCGGATCATCAGATCACGCGCAGGCCCTGGCAGACCGGGCTCTGTCCGACCGGACGCGCGACCGCCTGGAGCGGTCGGTGCCGGAGAACACCCGGCGAGCCTACGCCCGGCAGTGGACCCAGTTCGCGAACTGGTGCGCGGCGCAGGGCCGTACCGACCTCCCGGCCACCGGGCACACCCTGGCCGAGTACACCGGCCACCTCGCCGACCTCGACCGGGCGCCCGCGACGATCGAGCAGGCGATCGCCGCCGTCCGCACCGCGCACCGCACCGCCGGGTACCGCCAGCAGCCGGACACCTGTGACGCCCTGGCCGTCCTCAAGGTCCACAAACAGGACCGGGCGGAAGCCGGCAAGCGGAAGCGGAAGGCGCCCCCGGTCACCCTGGAGCCGCTGCGCGCCATGGTCGAAACTACCGACCCGGGCACCCTCGCCGGGAAGCGGGACCGCGCGCTGCTCGTCCTCGGCTTCGCCATGATGGCCCGCCGCTCCGAGCTGGCCGTTCTGCGCATCGCCGACATCAGGTTCACCGATGACGGGCTCACCGTCACCGTGCGGGCCAGCAAGACCGACCAGGACGCCGAAGGCGTCGAGGTCAACATCCCGGCCGGCGTTCACCCCGACACCGACCCCGTCCGGGTGGTCCGGGCGTGGCTGGCCGCCCTGGCCGGACTCGGGGTGACCGGGGGATCGCTGCTGCGCAGCGTCGACCGCTGGGGACGGCTCGGTGCGAGCATGACCGGCGAGGCCGTCAACGAGGCAGTACAGCGGCGGGCCGCTACGGCGGGTCTGGAGGACGCCGGGGCCTACAGCGCCCACGGCCTGCGGGCGGGCGGGCCCACCGAGGCCGCCCGGGCCGGGCACCCGGTCAGCTTTATCGCCGAGCACGGCCGCTGGTCCAAATCGTCGCCGGTGGTGTACGAGTACGTCCGCGCGGTAGACAAGTGGCGGGACAACCCGATGCGCGGGATCGGTCTCTGACTGTCAGCTCCTCCTGACATCCTGAACCCGTTCTTCGAACCGCATGAAGTGGAGACAGACCTGATGGACGACGAACCGCGCGGTGCCCGTACCCACGCCATCCCATTGCCGCAGGCCCGGCAGGTCAAACGGGCGATCAACTCCCTGGACCTCGGCCTGGAGGTGCGCAGGCCGCCCGGCACGGTCCACCCGATGGGTGATCGCGGCGAAGCGGCGCAGTACCTCGGGATGCTGAAAGCCGTCGTGGCCCAGATGGAGTACGGCCTGCGGGGCGGCCCGCTCCAGAACGACGTGCAGAAGGGCTGGTTCCAGGGTTTCGACCGGGAGACGCCGCCCATCCTGGCGAACATCGCCTCGCAGGTACGGGAGTTGTCCGCGTTCGCCCGACAGGGCATCCTCCAGGTCCCGCACGCCTCGCAGCAGATGGGCGTCGCCGCTGCGGCTCTTCTGGCTGCGGCTCACGCGTTCGCCGCTGCCGCCGAGATCGCGGTGGGCCTCGACTCACCGAACTTCGATGAGAACAAGGTGGTCAGGCAATCCGAGCAGATGTACGAGGCGTTCAGTGTGCTCGCCGAGTACGTGGCCCAGAAGATGGACGGCCTCTGACCGGGGCTATTCCCGGGTGCCGACAGACTGCAACGCCGCGCGGTGCGCGTCCTGGACGTCCCGCGCGGTGAGCCTGTCGTCCGGGTGGTGCTTGCGGCAGACCGTATGGCCGCCGGCTGTGGTGTGGCGGCCGAGCCGCCAGCAGCCGTGGACCTCGCAGTTGTGCTTGCGCAGGACCATCAGCAGACCGCCGATGATGGTGATCTCGCCGAGGTCCGAGCCGATACCGGACCAGAACGAGTAGGCGTGCCCGGCGGCATTGGTGATGCCGAACCAGATCAGGAGTCCGTGCACGTCAGCCTCCCGGGAGGATCAGGCCGTTCATCTTGGCCACCTCGGCGCGGATCTGGTCGGCCCAGCGCAGGGCGTCGTCCTTGGCCAGCAGCACCGAGACGGTGGTGTTGGGGACGCGCACCGCCAGGGCCAGCCGCTGGCCGCCGAGGGTCGGCACCACCTCGGTCACCAAGAAGGCGGGCACCTCGCCGACGAAGGGGTGGTCCAGGTCGCGCCAGGATCCCGGCTGGGCCCCGGTCACGAGCGGAGGAGTTGTCATCGGCCACCGTCCACGTAGAGACCGACCGGGTATCGGACATGCGTCGAGTCGTACCGCTTGTTGGCGTCGGACATCCGCTGGATCTGGAAGTCGACCGGCAGTCCGGTTCGCTGCCTGCCCAGTTCGGACAGGGCCGCGCACATCAGCGACCACATCGGATTCGTTCGAGACGGCTTGACCAGCTTCGGGAACAGCGCGTCGAACTGGGCGTCCGGCAGAATCAGCCGAAGGTCGACGTCTCGCCACGTCGTGCTAGTGGCTGACGAGCCAACGAGCATCGGGAACGAGTCGAAGGCGTCGTTGACCTCGCGACCGAACGCGTCCAGATGAAGTGACGCGGGCATTCCGACGCCGATGGGGCCGACACCTCGGCTCGGGCTGCGGCGTTCGGTACCTGTCACTTCGCCAGCACCGCCTGGAAGAGGCCGACCTGCTCGTGCCGTTCGATCTGCCAGCCCGCCCGGCGCAGCAGCGCAGCGTAGCCGTCCATGTCCCAGGCCCAGGCGTGCTCGGGGCAGTGGTTGCCGGGCCCCTCGTTCCACGGGCTGGAGCACACCAAGCGCTTCGACCCGGCACGCACCCAGCGCAGGACGTCCTCCGGGTCGGCAACGTGCTCCAGCACCTCGGTCATGACCGAGACCTCCCCTAGAGCCGCCTCGGACCGGCCTGCACCGAAGACGTCCAGGAGTTCGGCGTCCACCCCGCGCTCCCGCCAGCCGGCTTCGTTGGACGGCTGGAAGTCGTAGCCCCAGTGCAGTTGATCCGGCATCCCTTTGAGCAGGGAGAGAAGTCCGCCGTCTCCGCATCCCAGATCGGAGACGGTGACCCAGCCGTCCTGGCCCTCAGGGCGCGAGATGTCAGCGTGCAACTCGTAGACCGCCTGCCGGACGAACCCGGCGGCCGTCTCCAGCCGTGGCCGGTGGTGGTCCTGCTCCAGGTGCGGGGCCCGCTCGCGGTCGGCGTGGAACTGGGCGGTGGAGACGTGCGGCACCTCTTCGGTGAACAGCCGGTGCTCGGTCACGCGACCCACTTCCCGATGATGGCGAGGATCTCGGCAGGGTCCACCAGATCAGCAGTCGTCCAGTTCCCGTCATCATCCGGCACCTGGTGCTCCCGGCACAGTCCGATCACCTGATTCAATGCCCCGGCCAGACCAGACTGTCCTGCTACCGCCGTGGGCCCTGCTCGCTCCGTCATGGCGCGGCGTCCTTCGTCTTGTCGGGCCTGCCACCAGGACAAGTCGTACCGCCTTCGGCGGTCTGGCGGTTGTGCGCCGTGATCCGGGCCTCGCGCGGCCCGAGGGTCCGCACATCACCGCAGACTGGGCAGTAGAACCGGCGCAGGATCCCGCGCGGTCGGCGCGCGTAGGTCTGGGTCACAGCGACCGCCCGGTCTTCAGGTCGACCGGGTCCAGAACGGTCCTCAGTCGGTAGAGGTCGCCCGGCGTGGCGTAGCCCGGCCAGCGGCCGTCGGCGAAGAGGTGCCAGCCGCCGTCGGCCGCCGCGCGGTCGGCCAGCTGGGAGCAGATCATGTGGCCTGTATCGCCGATGTACTCCCGTAGCCCCGGTGCCGGGAGGTGCAGCCGGTGTGCGGCGATCGCGGCGTAGTCGAGGAACGAGTACGGCACGCCGAGGTACGCCTCTGCTGCTGCGGCCACGGCCGACCCGTACTGGACCGGGCAGTGCAGCCAGGCCACCGTGTTCGAGGCGTACTCGGCCAGGGCCGCCTTGCGCGCGCCGCTGGGTTCGGCTTCCACGATCCAGCCGTTCCCGGTGTAGACGAACGCGTGTTCGTAGTTCACAAAACCGTCACCGTCGAGCCACTGAGCAGCCCTGATGCCCAGGCCCACGCCACTCTGGATCTGAGTCAGCCCGATGTCCCCCGGACTCGGCGTGTAGAGGTCGACCACGGTGCGCTCCCAGTCTCAGATGTTGTCGCCGTCGGCGACGTAGACGAACCGCAGGGACGAGGCATCGGCCCCGTCAGTCACCAGGAAGGTGGCGGCCGTCCTGTTGTTCTTCCTGGTGCAGCCCTCGTACAGAGCGAGCTGCCGGACCAGCGGTGCCGTGGCGTGGTAGGCGTGCTTTCCGGTCAGGTCGCAGTTCCGGTAGGCCACCATGCCCGGGTTGGTGTAGTCCGAGGTGACCAGGGCACTGCTGAACGGCTCGAAGCCGAGCGCGGTGTCCGAGCAGCCGTCGAAGACGACCTGGCCGTTCCACAGGGAGGTGATGACCCGGTGGGTGGCGTTGCGCAGCTCGAACCGGACGTCCCGGACGGCCAGCTTCTGGACGGAGTCGGCATGGCCCGCTACCGGGAAGTCGAAGAACTGGCTGATTCCGCCGTCGGCCCGGGTGCCCTCCAGGATGTAGCTGCCGCCCTGGCACTTCACGAAGCCGCCGCGGTCCATCCGGATGAAAGTGCCCGAATTGAACTCGATCTTGCAGTCGTTGAACCAGTAGTTGAGGAACTGGTCCTGCTGGCTGATCGCAGGCTGCATGCCGCCGTAGAGGAAGGCGATGCCGTAGTCCCCGCCGACCTGGCAGTTGTTCCAGCCGAACTCCGAGTTGAGGTTGTTGCCGTCCAGGCCGATGCCGTAGTTCCAGGTGCCGCGCCACTCGACGTTGTCGAAGCCCCAGTCCTGGGCCCCGGTGCTGGCGTAGCTGTAGAGGAACTCCGCACCGGAGGCCGCGCCCCGGAAGGAGCAGTCCCTGATCCGGACACCCATCCAGCGGTCCTGGTTGACGAACAGTGGACCGGGGCCGGTCTTGACGATCTCGCTGGTCCGCTTGCCGAGGCCGGTGATGGTCAGGCCCTCGGCCCGGCCCGGCTTGGCGACCATGATGGTGCCGGACACCGGGTAGGACGCACCGGACAGCAGGACCACGGCCGTGCACACCGGTACGCTGCCGCCCTCGTCGGAGGCGAGGGACCCCTCCAGGTCGTCCATCAGAGCGGTGAAGGCGGCGGTCCAGTCGACCGGATCCTGCCCGCCCGCCACGTAGTCCTCAGGGCGAAGCACCAGGGCCTGGCGGCCCAGCAGGGTCTGGACGGTCGACGTCAGTGCGGCGAAGTCGGCTTCGGTCGGTACGGATACGGCGCTCATGACCAAGTCCTGGAGGCGAGTAGGGCGGCGGCGGCCCACACAGCGGGGGCGACCAGCCAGGGATCGGGGATGCCGGTGGTCAGCGCGACCGCGGCGGTGAGTGCCCCGGCCAGCCACCCCGAGCAGCACCAGGGGCAGCTGACCAGTTCGGCCAGCCAGTGGGGAGACCAGTCCGCCCGGTTGACGTAGCGGTTCTCTACGCCGTCGACCGCCTGGTGGACGAACGGCTCCCCGTCTCCGGCCGTTCTCCGGAGCAGCGCCCACTCTGGTTCAGTCAGTGGCCGCCAGCCGCCTGCAAGGCGGTCGCGCACCCACAGCACCGGCGGGAAATCGTCCTTCGTGACGATCCGCGCGGCCCGGTAGGTGGTAAGCGCCATCAGGACCAGGAGGAGTGGCAGGCTCATACGGCTTCCCTCAGACCGGGGCACTGAGCGGCCAGTTCGCCGTCCGCCCAGGAGTGCTGCGCGTGGACCTCTTCGGCGTACCAGCGGGGACAGGGCAGCGCCAGCATGTCGCTGCTCCGGCGCTGGGAACGCATGTGCTGGTTCAGAGGCCATCCCTCGGAGTCCAGGTGCGCGCCGCGGTTCCGGTTGAAGTCGGCCAGGGCCTGCTCCGGATCGACCGCACTTCCGGCAGCGCAGGCAGGAGGCTCGGCACTACGCCCTGCGTACTTCTCCTGGATGTGGCGGAGCCCCCGCTGGAGGGCGCTCACGCCTGGACGGCTGGTGCCGGTGCAGGCGTGCGCTTCACCAGGGTCACCGGGGTGACGTGGCCTCGGGAGATCAGCATCAGGAGCGCGAGGACGAGGCCGTTGACGGCCCCGACGACCCCTGGGCTGATGGAGAAGTGGAAGGTGGCCAGCAGGTCGACGGCGGCCACGACCAGGCCGGTGAAGGCGGTAGGTGCCAGCGGCCGGGTGAGGACGGCGGCCACGACGGCGAAGACAGCGGTGATGATCGCGGTGATGGCCCCGGCCTGGTCGGTCGTCAGACCGACGTTCAGGGTCACCACCACGGAGAGCACGGCGGATATGAAGGTGGTGATCAGGACAGGCTCGTTGCCCAGCGGCTTCATCGGGATCCTTCTCTCGGTTGGCAGCAGTATGACCCGAGTGTTTTCAAGATCTGTCCGCTAGCCGATGGCCCGGGAGGCAGCCTTGCTGCCGAGGCCGGACCGGCCGGTACCCCTGGAAGTGGTGTGCACCAGTTTCTGCCCCCAGGCGTTCCAGACGCTGTTGTGCACCAGGATCCCGTTGGCGAAGAACTCCGGAACTTCCTCCACCGTCAGGTCATAGACCGGCCGCCTTCCTACGGGCTCGGAGATGCGCTCCACAGGAGTTGGAGCAAGTCGCGGGCACGGGCCGGTACTTGCTCTGCATGAACCCGGCGCCGCAGACGGGGCATTCAGCAGGCACCCTGTACCGGTCAGCCCGGTCGGACATACGCCGGTTGCAGGCTCGGGAGCAGTGCCGCGACTCTCCGGCATGCCGGGTCGAGTAGGTCTTTCCGCAAGCCTCGCAGGCCGAAGTGCGGGCCTCCCGGTTCGCGTAGCTGGCAGTAGCCTGCTGGGAATGCCAGGTCCGGCCTTCGTCACTCCGGTGCCAGTCCACGGCGAGGCCCCGGATAGCGTCCAGGTGGGCCAGCCACTCGGCGCTTCCCCGGTCGAAGTCTCCGGGATGTATCCGGGAATGCTCAAGGCGGGTGACGCACTGGAGGTTGGACGGGTCGTTGTTGAGAGGATCGAAGTCGACGTGATGGATGACGCAGCCGCGAGGTACACCGCTCGCTCCGTGAGCCGCCTTCCACACCTCGGTATGGAGTTGACCGACGCCCCGAAGCCGTTTCCCGTCGGCGTAAGCGGTGTAGTAGACCCGGGCCGACCTGTGTCCAGATGCCGGATTCCGGCTGTAGGTGATGCCGTTGAAGACCACGGACTCCTTCTCGGATGCCATGCCCCCAGTCTATCGCCCCAGACTATGGCGTCCAGTCTTACGAACCCTTTGCCGAGCACCCAGACCCGATGGTTGGCCGTCCCGGTAAGGGGGCCCGCAGGGGTGTCCACGCGGATGACCTCCTCGCTGGAGGACGTCATCCAGGAGCGCAGAACGCGCCGCCAGCCCTGTCGCGTCATTACCTGGTCGTCCGTAGTCACCGCTTCGATCGGGACCGGCCCCCGGCGGGTGGTGACCAGGGTCCCCGCTACAAGGCAGGCGTCCAAGTGGTCCGGAGACCAGTCGAGTTCGGGGTACCAGGTGGTCATCTGATCTTCCAAAACTTCGAAGACGCCGGCATGCCTCCAATACCCCTGTGAGGTCAGAGCGCTGACAGGCTGCGCCCGGATCGCCTTGCCCCGGGTGGCCGTCACGATCCGGATGGGGATGTTCACCCCCATGGCCTCGGCGGCCGTCCGGAGAGTCGAGACGCACATGGCCCCGCCGTAGTTGGTCTCCACGAAGATCTCGTCCGCGTTCCAGTCCACGGCCGCACTGACCGCCTTCCGGCCCCACCCGTCCGGAGACAGGTGGCAGCTCCGGTCGTCCAGGACGAAGCCCTGGTGGCGGGCCCTGGACGGAGGGAGCGTCAGACCTTCCTCAACGGGCATCACCGGAGGCAGTAGCAACCTCTTCGACTTGCCTACCACGATGATCCCCTGCTCCCCGGCTCCACCTGACGGGTCTACTCCGATCGAGATGCGGCCGAGATCCGGGACCGACCCTGCGTCGATGCGGGCGGCATCAATCGTGGACCGCTTCCACAGGGCGTTCTCGTCCTCGTCAATCACCAGGCCCAGGAGTTCCTGCCGACCGAGTTGCGTCCCGCCGTACGCGTCCTCCAGTGCTTCCCTGATCGACAGCGGCAAGTGCGGGTTGTCGTACATGGACGCCCGCGTAACGACGGTGTCCCGGATGCCGTTCGCTGCCAGTTTCCGGATCAGGTCCCGGGGCTTGGGTGTGGTGGACCCGACCCAGTGCGGGTGCGGCCCGGCGCGCAAGCCGAACCTCATGTGGTCCCAGGCGTCCGCCAGGTACCGCCAGGCAGCTAGCTCCTCAGCCCAAACAGAGCACCGGTTCCCGCCAGAGCGGAGGCGCTCCACGTCATCGGCACTGTTGGCGCCGAACAGCTTGGCCTCGGAACCGTTCGGCCAGATCACGGTGAGCCCGCCGGGCCGCTGCACCATCCGGGCCGTCGGGTCGTGGGCGCGTATTCCGGACGGCCCTGCGAAGCAGGATGTGGCGGCATCGCCCAAGGTCGGCGCGATGATGCCGACCCAGTGCGGGACGGGGCCGGGCAGGCATGCGGGGCCCTTGACGTGCTCCACGATGTGGTTGGCGCAGACGTCCGTCTTCCCGGCACCGCGTCCGGCGAGCAGCAGCCAGCCGTACCAGTCCCCCGGCGGGGTCACCTGGTGCGGCAGCGGGGTCCAACGCGGCGAGCGCAGCTCGGCGACCCGCTGGGCCAGCAGGTCGGCCGCCTTGCGGGCGACTATCTCAGCGTCACCGGGCATGGGCCCATGATGCCCGTGGATCAGGCCTCGGCCTTCCGGCGGCGCTTCCGCTCGTGCCGGTGCCTGCCCTTCTCGGCCGCACTGATCTTCCGACGGGTGGCCGCTGACAGGTGGTGGTGGCTCTTGCTGCGCCGGGACTCCCGGGCCCGGCGCTTGCCCTTCTCTGCCAGACTGATCTTCCGGCGGGTGGCCGCAGACTCCCGGTGACCCCTGTGCGGGTGCCGCTTGCCTAGGCGCTCCGCCCGCTCCTTCGCCCGGGTCGCCAAGGACTGCTTGTGCCCCTTGTGCGGGTGCTTTCTGCCGAGGCGCTCGGCCCGCTCCTTGGCCCGGGTGGCCGCCGAGGCCTTGTGGCCGCGGTGCGGGTGGTGCCTGCCGCGCTCGGCCGCACTGATCTTCCGGCGGGTGGCCGCAGACTCCGGCCGCCTGGCACGCCGGGCGCGGTGCGGGCCATCAGGCAGGGTCCCCGGTATCGGATATGACCTCGCCATCGATCGCTGACAGCTTCGCCTGGGCAGCCTCCAGGGCGACCATCCGCTGCCTGGGGTCCAGGTTGATGGCACCGAGCCCGGCCAGGATCGCCTCCACCACGACGGTGGCCTCCAGGTCGGTGCGCTGCTCGAAAGCTATGGTCAGCGACGGAGAGGCGTCCAGGCCGTGGCGTTTGGAGTACCGCTCGCTGATCCGGCCGAGCCGGTCGATCGCCGCCATGTTGGGGCCGAAGTCACGGACCGGGTTTCCGTCGCGGTCCGTGACGACCTTTCCGCCCTGGATGAGCGGATGGCGGCCGGCGAGGATGGCGTACAGGGTGCGCCGCATACCGTCGTCGCGCTCGTCCTCGATCTGGCGCAGCATCTCGACACTCTCGGCGAGTTCGGCGCGGTGCTGCGCCAGGGCCCGGGATATGTCCATGTACGCGGCGGCTTTGTCACCGTGGTAGTGCTCCGCCATCTGGTCGGCGATCTGCTGGTAGGTGAAGCCGCTGCGCTTCAGCTCGATGGCCTTGGTCCGCCGTGCCGCCAGGTGCGCCTGGTCTCCGGTGCCCATGGGGAACCTCCTGGTCGGGGTCGCCCTTAGTGTAGGAGCGACCGCGCGGACGGAAGGACGCTGATGGGGATCTACGGTGCCGACTGGGCCGACTACCAGTCCGCCAGGCCCTCGACCGCCGGACTGGCCTACGGCTTCACGAAGGTCAGTGAGGGCCTGGGCTACGTCAACCCGGAATGGGCCTCGCAGTACCGCACCGCCGTAGCGGCGGGACTCGTGCCGGGGAAGTACCACTATCCCCACATGGCCAACGCGGCCTCGGCCGAAGTCGACTACTTCCTGGCGCACGCCGACGTGCGGCCCGGTGACCTACTGGCTCTGGACTGGGAGGGCAACGGCCCCGGCGAGGCCAACGCCGGGCTGCCGGACTCACAGCTGGCCGCCTTCAAGGACGACTGGCTGGCCGAAGCCAAGGCCCGCTGCCCGGAGAACCCGGTGGGCCTGTACTGCGACAAGTCCTTCTGGCTGGACATCGATACGACGTCCTACTGCCAGGACTTCCTGTGGATCGCCACCGCCGGCGTGGCCGCCGGCGAGCCCGGCATCCAGTACCCCTGGCTGTTCCACCAGTACGGCACCGCCGCCGGAGCGGACGCCGACTACTGCCACCTGCCGTCCGCCGCGGCCCTGCGCGCCTGGGCCGCCACCTTCCAAGGAGTACCCCCCGTGGCCCAGACCCTGACCCCTGAAGACCTGACCGCCCTCCAGAACCTGATCATGTCCGGGCCCGTCCGGGACAACCAGGCGTTCGCCGACCTCTACTGGCTCAACAGGGCCCTGGACCCGTCCATCACTTTGTCGGCCGCTGCCGAGGCGACCGGCGTGGGCCAGCAGGTCGTGGCGATCCGCAAGGTGCTGGCCGGCCAGCAGGCCGCGCAGACTGCCGCGCTGGCCAGGGTCGAGACGGCGCTGGCCGCCCTCCAGGCTGCCGTGGGCGCGGGGGGCACCCTGACCGAGGCCCAGGCCACCGCTGCGGCGCAGGCCGGGGCCACCGCTGCTCTCGGCATCCTGGGAAAGGACCTGAGCGCCTGAGTCCGGACAGCAAGGAGCCCTGCCTCATCCCAACCAGGCAGGGCTCCTTGCTGACTGTGTTCCTCGACCAGGGCCGAGCCTACTCCTGGAGGAAGCCCGCATGCACGACAAACGAGTTCTTCGCCTCCCACAGGCTGCGCAGCCCGGCGGTCAGCTCGGGGCCGTCCGGCAGCAGGTCGACCATCTGCTGCGCCAGGTCGTGGCACGGCTTGCTGACCGCCTGGAGGTGCGGCGGAAGGTGGTCGTAGGCGAACATGCGGCTGAAGTGCTTCGTTCCGGCGTGCCGGTCGGGTGCGATGTCCATCAGGACAGACCCGCCTTGGATGCAGTGGTCTTGAAGGCGTCCCAGAGGGACTGTGCCGTGACCGGTGTCGGCTCGGGCGTCGGCGGGACCGGCGCGGGCGGTACAGGTGCCGGGGTAGGCGGAACCACGGCCGGGAACGGCTTGCCGGTGACCGCGGTGTAGTCGGCCGCGAAGGTCACCAGGTTGAGCCCCGCCAGGAAGTCGGGGTCTGCCAGGTGCTCCGGCCAGATGACGGCGTAGCACTCCTCGACCTCATGGCTCCAGAAGCCGTCGGTGAAGGACGTCTCCTGCGCCCAGGTGATGAACCGCTCGTCCCCGCCGAGGGCACCGGTGCCCGCCGGGCCGTAGCCGCCGGTGATGACCGAGTGCCCGCCGTCCACCTGGGAGTCGGAGTAGGCCCACGGCTGGCCGTCCTCGAACTCGGTCTGGTTGGCGTCCAGGACGTTGATCCCGGTCCACACCGAGCCGAAGACGGCTATCGCCGCCTGCACCTCGGCGGCATTGGCGTGGTCGACCAGGGCGAAGCCGACCGCCTTGACGCCGTCCGGGCCGCCTTCCTTGACCAGGTACTCCAGAGCGGTCTGGATGTCCATGCCGTCGTCCTCGGACGGGAAGTCCGGGTTCTGGGTCTTGTAGAACTGGAAGACCTGACCCTGGTTCGGGTAGTTCTCGGTGCTCAGCCAGGCGGTGACGAGGCGTCGGACGTTGGCCCAGGTGACCGCGACGCAGTCGCCGTACTGGTCGTTGCCGAGCATCTGCCAGTCCGCCAGACGGGACAGGTAGTCGGCGGCGGCGGGGTGGGCTGGGACCACGCCGGTGAGGTGGTCGCCCAGCCGGATGACCGGCGCCCGCTTGGGGGAGCGCCGGCCGTAGTGGCGCTCCACGTTCCGGTGGTTCCGGTGAAAGAGGCTCATGCGCGGCACCCTACAGCTGTATCCGACGCGGTCCGCCCCGCGCCGGACGTCACGGTTCGGCCTTCTCGCGGACGAGCGAAGATCCGGAATGCCGCACTATGGCTGAACAACGGATGGGGAGGCTGAACCGGTGGTGGACGCGATCAACGCGGCTCTGGCGGGATACGGGGCAGTGGGCATCTTCTCCGTGGTCGCCATGCTCGCGGTGCGGTCCCTGTTCAAGCAGATGCAGGAGGACCACGACCAGGAATTGCAGCGGCTGGCCGACGAGAGCGGTCTCAAGCAGCAGCGGGCGGATCGGCTTGAAGCGGAGCTGGGTAGGCTCAATGAATCGGTGAGGAATGACTACATCAACACGATCGCCCGGACAGCCCAGACCGTGGCCGACGCCCAGCGTGCCGTTGCGGATGCCATGGCCGCCGTGCGCAGGAGCTGATCACATGGCCAAGAGCAGCCCGGTGGACCAGCTGCTGGCCGAGTCCGAACGGCTGCGCGCCGAACTCCAGCAGCGGGCTGACGAGTTGCGGCAGACCACGGACGGGGTGGAGGACTTCACCCGGGAATTGACGGACGCAATCAATCAGTTGCGGACAGGGAAGGCTGTCCCGCCACAGGACGACCGTGAGGGAAGGGCGAAGCCGTGAGCACCGAACCGGAGCCCGACGCGGCACAGGAGTCCCTGGACCGGCTGGCGGACGCCGCGCCCCGGATCGTGGAGGAGCTGCACCGGATCGGCCGCGACAGCGGGGAGCAGTTCGTATCGCTGGCGCGGCAGGACGCCGCGACACTGAAGCTGGTCCGCAGGGTGCGCCGGTTCAACTGGGCCCTGGCCGCGAGCGTCCTCCTGGACATCGCGCTGTCGGTCGCCCTCGCCGTCAGCCTGGTGCAGCTGGACGGCAACACCCGCCGGATCAGCACTCTGACGGAGCGGCTGGACATCTCGCAGACGACCACCCGCAAGGACACCCTGTGCCCGCTGTACACCCTGCTGCTCAGCGGCGACACAGCGGCGGCCCGGCAGCAGTCGGTGGACAAGGTGCAGTTCGACCACTCCTTCGCGGTGATCTCCGCCGGGTACAAGGCGCTGGGCTGCACTGCGGTGGTCTCCAAGGCAGTCCCTCCGCCGAAGCTGGGCTGACCTGTGTCCGAGTGGACGGTCGACACGCTGCGGGAGCACCTGGAGACCGTGCTGTCGGAACGTGATCTGCGGCTCCAGCAGCGGTTCGACGCCCAGCAGGCCGCTCTGGACGCGGCGATGATCGCCGCCAAGGAGGCTGTGGCCACCGCCATGACGGCGGCGAAGGAGGCGACCGCCAAGGCCGAACTGGCGGCGGACAAGCGGTTCGAAGCAGTAAACGAGTTCCGCCAGACATTGACCGACCAGCAGCAGACTTTCATCACCCGGCCTGAGGCCCTGGCGGCGATCGACCGGAACACCGAACGTACCCAGGACGTGGCCAAGACCGTGCAGACATTGACCGACCGGGTCAATACCCGGGACGGCCGGAGCGAGGGGCTCAGCTCCGGATGGGCTGTGCTGGCCACGGCGCTGCTCGTCATCGCCGCAGTGGCCGGAGTGATCGGGCACTTCATCCACTGATCACAGCACGCCGAGGACGGCCAGCACCGCGAGGATCAGCAGGACGACGATCAGTAGGTAGAGCATGTTCACGGGGTCCTCCGCCCGGTAGGATCCCCCGCACCTACCCCGGCGCGCCCTGGTCACTTGCGGGCGGCCACCATGTGGTCGTGAATCGCCCGGTGGCGGGTCGAAGCCTGCTTGGCGACAACCGGATCCAGGATCACGGTCAACTCGTTGTCCTGGAGGCCCTCGCCGCCGCCGGACCAGTTGGTCGAGCCGCTGATCCGCAGGACGCCGTCCACCACGATCTCTTTAAGGTGCATGATAGCGCCGTGCTCGCTGCGCCCCACCGCGACGTCGGAGTCCGGGTAGGACTCGACCGCGAGGATCTGGCGTTCGTGGGCGCCGCCGGCCTGGCTGGAGTCGAGGGTGAGCAGCACTCGGACGTGCTCGTCCAGCAGCTTGGACCGTATGGCGTCGGCCAGTTCCTGGTCATCGAACCCGTACATCGCTACGGACAGGCTGGTCTGGGCGGAGCCGATGAGGGCGACCAGGGCGGCGTGCACCCGGTCCACCGGGCTGTACAGCGTGCGGACGTTGGCCGGATACGCGGCGTCCAGCGGCTCGGCGAAGTACTGGTCCAGGACGGACAGGTCAGCGAAGGTCACGGCAGGCTCCCGGGTCGGCGGTCGCCGCGAGCGTACGTCCGTCCCGGGAGCCTGCCGTCCGCTAGGCCCTCCGGCTGCGGTACCGCCGTCGCTGTCCCCGTGATCAGGCGGTAAGCCTCCTGGCCGCAGCAGCCCCGCGCCGGACAGCGGTACCGCCGTCGCGCGTGCCCAGGAGGACCAGCATCAGGAAGAGGTCCGTCACAGCGTGCATCATGGTTTCTCCGATTCGTAGAATTACTGGAGTCACCGTACGCTACGGACCGCTGACTGGGAGACTTGACGCCGTCTCAACCACTCGACCAGAGGAACCGCCGTGCCCCATACGGACTCCGCCCCCGTACTGCTCGCCGCCTTACAGGCGGCCGGCCTGACCCGCACCGCAGTGGTGCGCGACCTGCGCCTGCCGAGCGAGGTCGGCGTGCACCTGCCGCCCGCCGACTCCGAGGCCCTGATGAAGGCCCTGTTCGCCGGGCCCGTGCTGCTCCCCATGGCGCTGGCCGACCTGGGCCTGTGGCCGCGCGGCGGCAGCCTCACCGCACAGGGCTGCTCGGTGTACCTGACCGACACCGACGGCCTGCGCCTGGCCCGGCTGGTGCGCGAGGCCTTCCACCTGCCGGGGCTGCTCCCGGCCGGGTGACGGCTACCAGTGCAGAACCTCGCCCGGATAGATCAGGCCCGGATCGGCGCCGATCGTCCGGGCGTTGTCGCGGTACAGCGCCTGCCAGCCGCCGGGGACGCGGTACTCCGCCGCGATGCCGGACAGGGTGTCGCCGCGCCGGACAGTGACGGTGTGTCCGGTCGTCCTGGGCACCGGGGCAGGCTTGGACGGCTTCGAGGCCGGACTGGACGTCAGGCGCACTCCGGCCGGGCGCACGGCGTACCAGCCGCGTCCCTGGGCGTCGTAGGCGACCGTGCGCAGCCTCACCCCGGTGGACGGGTTCTCCGCCACCACGACGTCCCCGTGGCCGATGTACAGGGCCACATGGCTGCCGTTCGTGTAGACGATGATGTCCCCGGCGGCCAGGGCGGCGCGCGGCAGGCGGGCGTCGGCGGACGAAGTGCGGGGCACAGCAACGCCTGCGGCCCGCCAAGCGGCCTGGACGAGGCCGGAGCAGTCGAAGGCTCGTGGCCCTTCGTCACCGTAGCCGTACGCCGTGCCAACCTGGGCCAGGGCATAGTCCACGGCCCGGCTGGCGGAGACGCTGCGCACGGCCGCTGTCTCCCGGACTGCGGCGTGGACCACCGGGGACGCCTGGACTACGGCGGGCGCTGAGCCTGCGTCACCCCGGCTGAGTCCGGCGCGCGGTCCGCAGACAGGCCACGCGCCGGGGCCCTGCGCCGACAGTACCCGGTTGGCGACAGCGATCTGGGCCGATTCCGAAGCCCCGCTGGCGGTGGCGGCGTAGGCCCGGCCACCGTAAGCGTCCCAGGTGGAGGCGGAGAACTGGAGGCCGCCGTAGTAGCCGTTCCCGGTGTCGGCCGACCAGTTGCCACTGGACTCGCAGGCGGCGACCCGGTCCCAGACCGAGGAGTCGGCGGCACGGGCGGGCACCGCGAAGGCGGCGATCCCGGCGGCGCACAGGGCCCCGGCGGTGAGCAGTCGTGCGGTTGTGCGCGGTACGGAAGTGCGTCCTTGGGGCGTGCGAACAGCAGCCACAATCGGTCCTTCGGTAGGCGGTCCCCCCGACATGGGGGCGGACGCTACCCACACGATCCACTGCGTTGCAAGGAGTTCTCGATCGGTACCCCATGCGGAGTCCGGGATTCCGCCATCGGTCGCTGTCAAGGTCGACCGGAGCCGGCTACGGCATCGCCGCTGCTCACTGCCCCCTTGGTACCTCCTCGCCGGGGAGGCAGTGAGCAGCAGTGGCCGGAGAGGCAGGGACCAATTCAGATCGTGTACCGCCCACCATCGTTCCGCAGGTTCGCCCGGCGCCACGCGGCGTCCCGGAACGGCTCGGCGATGACCTCGCCGCGGTACTCCACCCGGACGCCGTCACCGTCCCGGCCGTAGGTGCCCGGGTCGTCCCAGGGGGTCGCCGCACCGTCCCGGACGGCGGGCACCACGTCCTCCCCCTCGACCAGCTTCGCCAGCGCCGCGGCCTGCCGGACGACGAAGTGCCCGGGCCCGTCCACGGCCATCGCCTTGAAGGCCAGCCAGAGCCCGGCCGTGGTGTCGCCGATGTACACCGGGACGTAGCCGACGTGGTCTCCCCAGGCCCGCGCCTGCGCCACGGCATCGAAGGACCGGCCGTCGAAGTCGTCCCGCAGAGAGACCCAGCGCACCCCGAGCCGCTTGGCCTCCACCGCCGGGTCGATGCCCCAGGAGTCCCAGGTGGCCGCACGTATGTTGTCCACCACCACGTCGTAGGCGCCGGGCGGCAGCGAGGCCACCTCCAGGGCGTGCCTGGTCATGACCCGTTTCTGCCAGTTGAGCCAGTCCCACAGCAGCTCGCCGTCGGCGAGGCCCTGCACCGGGTCGGCCCGCTCGCCGACCCACTTCTCCACTTCGTGGCCCTGCTCAGCCAGGAGCATCCCGCAGTAGGCGGGGGCCAGGTACACCCCGAGTTCGAGGATCTTCACGGTGCCGCCTTGGGTGCGGTGTACTCGAAGGACCGGGTGGTCAACCGGCGCGGGTTCAACTGCGCGGCACGTAGGCCCCGATCCCTGGTGGTGGTCTGGAGCCGCCCGCCTGCGGAGGTGTCCCGCCAGCGCGGCGACTGCTGGTAGTAGTGGATCATCGCCGGGTGGGCGACCACGTTCCGGTACCGGTAGTTCCGGTCCCACAGGTACTGGCCCAGCCAGTCGTCCAGCCGGCCGCCGATGCCCAGGCCCTGGTAGTCAGGCAGGACGACCAGCCGGTGGCCCATCTTGATGTTCCTGGTCTGAGCGTGCGGGAAGTGCCGGTAGCTGGTGAAGGCGACCAGGTCGTCCCCGAGGAAGCCGCCGAAGCACTTCGCGCCGGTAGCGAGGGACCCGCTCAGATAGTGATGCGGGCGAAACAGGGGCCAGACGGAACGATCGACCTGGTGGACGCGGAGGTCCAGGTGTGGCCGGGATGGAACCGACCCCCAGGTGAGCGTATCCGTGGGCACCTCGTAGACCCAGTCCGGCTGGAGCCACTCGGCGATGTCGTAGTGGCAGGACACGGCGACGAACCGGCGCCCGCTGCGCCGCACGGCCTTCTGGACGGTGTGGCTGGCCACCTTGGCCACCTGGCGGTCCACCACCGAGGTGAACTCATCGATCACCACCAGGCCGTCGGCCTCGGCGAGTGCCCGGGCTATGTCGGCGCGGAACTGCTCCCCGTTGGACAGGGTCCCGTGCGGCCGGAGCCAGACCGGCACCGAGCCGAGGCCCACCGAGCCGAGCAGCCCGGTGATGTCCTTGATGCCCATCCCGGCCGGGAAGTCGTCCACCAGGGACCGGTCCGAGGACCAGCGGTGGCCCTGGCTGTAGGCGTCCGGCCACAGGGCCCGGGCCACCGACGACTTCCCGGAGCCGGACGGGCCGACCACCAGGCCGACCGCCCAATCCCGGTCCTCGACCGGCAGGTGGACGTCCCAGGAGTTGGTCGCCTTCTCCTCGACCGTGACGTCCATCAGGGAGCTGATCTGGGCCAGCCGGGAGGACCCCCGGACCGGGGAGCTGACCTCTACGCGCATCTCGGGCACGGCCGCCCCCTCAGGTGATCAGAGCGCGGACCCGCAGGCCCTCGGCGGCGAACCGGTCCAGCAGACCGGCCTGCTCGGCCTCGTCGGCGCAGTCCACCACCAAGGCCCAGGTGCCAGGGACGGCCTCGACCGCGGCGTCGCCGGCGGGAGGCATCGCCTCGTCCTGGCCGAGCAGCTTGGCCAGGTCCTCGTCCGTGTACCCGGTGCCGTAGAGCACCTGGCCGTCCGAGGCGGCGTCGGCCTCGGCCGCAGCGGTGAGCAGGTCGGCCAGGGCCTGCTGGTCGTACCCCCCGGCGTCCGAGGTGCGGTTGTCGGCGAGATTTACACGCCGCGCGGTGTCGTCGTCGCACTCGACCAGCTCACAGCGGACGGTGGTGTGGCGCTCGGCCGCCATGGCCCGCATCGTGTGGTTCCCGGCGAGCACGGTCAGCACCGGCTTCGCCTTGGCGGTGCCGCCCGGCATCCGGCGGACCACCAGGGAGCGGTACTGGCCGTTGCGGCGGAGCGATTCCCGGATCAGGGCGACGTCGCCGCGCTTGGCGTTTCCGGGGTAGGGCGTCAGATCCTTGATCGGGACGTCCTCCACCCCCAAGTGAGTGATCATCGGCTGCTCCCGGCGGTTAACGGCGTTTGAGTGTTCGCGCCATTGTGGGCCCGCCGGGCCGGTCAACCGTCCTGCCCGTCCCCGGTGTACTTGTCCTCCAGCAGCTCGGGCAGCCAGCGCGCCGCGTCATCGCTGTCCTCCCAGCAGTCGTCCGCATAGCGGTCCGTGCCGTAAACCCGGTCGAGCTGCGCCGTCAAGAACTCCGGGCCGTACGGCTCCAGCCCTGCCGAGTCCGGCGCGTAGCCGCCCAGGTCCGCCTCCGGTAGCGGCAGGCCGTAGCCGTACGACTCGCGGTACGCCTGCACAGACATCGGGCGGAGGTAGCCGTAGTATCTGACCTCCAGGTCAGCCGACGACTGACGGCGTACCGGAGCGCGTCCAGCCGGTCGAGGGCGCTCCGGCTCCACTCCGCTGCTCACATCCAGTCCTCTCGAGTGGCCTCGGCCGTCGTCCAGGGCACCAGCACCCCTGCGGCGGCGAAGAGGAAGAACACCTGGGCCGACCAGGGGCTGGTGCACCCCATCCAGGCGAAGAGGCCCAGACAGGCCGTGCTGGCCGCACGCATGTACCAGAGCAGTGCCGTCTTCATGGTCGAGTCCTCCCGATCGTCATTTCTACCGGTCATCTTTCTTTTCGTCACGTGACGAATTTGAAGCCGCCTCAAGAGCCGAGGCGATTCGCTCCTGCTCCCGGCGGCCCTCGTAGGCGCGCTGGCGGCAGTTCCGGCCGCAGTAGATGGCCCGGCGGCCGATGGTCTTGGGGCGGAAGGCGGTGCCGCACCAGGCGCACCGCCGGACCTCGTCTGGTTGGTCGGTCATGCCGACGACGGTAGTCGGCGCGGTCAGTCCTTGTAGGCCAAGGCACCGAGTCCGCTGTGCGCCCGGTCCAGGCTGCGGTACAGGGCGTCTGCCGCCCGGGCGGCGTCGGCCAGTCCGGCCAGGGACTCGGCTACACGCCGGTTGAGACTCCCCCGGTCGCTGCTGAGATGCCCGCCTTCGGCCAGTCCGGACAGGAACAGGCTGATCTGGTCGAGGCACTGCGGCAGGCTGCTGGCCACCTGCTTGAGGTTGGCGACGGTGTCGTAGGCGTCACAGGGCGTCCGCAGTTCATCCTTGCCGGACTGGGTGGCATGTGCCAGACCCCGGATCGCGTCACCGGCGATGGAGGCCAGTTCGGCCGGGGTCGAAGTCGTCTCGTTCGTCATGCCGCCGATCCTCCCGCAGTCGGCCGGAGCCCCGCAGGCCACTGGAACTTCCCGAGGTAGGCCCGCTGGGCCGCAGGCAGGGTGAACTCCGCTGCGCCGTAGTGGTCCAGGCCCGCGTGCCGCAGCCACCAGGCGTCGCACTCGTCATCGGTGGGGAACTCCAGTGAGGCCCGTTTGAGGGCGGCCACGGCCAGCTGTGACTTGGTCGCGTTTCCCTTGGCGACCGCGTAGGACTTGAGCGCCGCCGGGAGACAGAGAGCGTAGGGAACTCCCATGTCCAGCAGCTGGGAACGGACCGCCCCGTGCACCATCGCGAGGGACTTGGTCGAGAACGAGGTCTTGGGCACGTCCTCGATCACCGCCAAGTCCGCGCCCAGAGCCACGGCCGCCACCGCGTTTCTGATCTGGCAGAGCCGGGTGTCGCCGTCCCGGTCCCGGGTCTTGACGGCGAACGTGGTCCCGTCGGCCCGGGCCACTCCGGTCTGGGCCACGCTGAGGTCGAGTCCTATGACACGCATCTGCTGGTCTCCTTGGTCGGTGGTCGAAAAGCTCATTTGGCGTAGCAGGCAGCCCAGTCGGTGCCCGGCTTGCTCGCGCCACAGGTGATCGGCACGTCGTTCCAGGTGAAGGTCATCGCCTTCACGATCTCGTGCGACGCTTCCTCGGCATCCCCCTGCGGGATGTCGAACACGATCTCGTCGTGGACAACGCCCCGCAGCCATCCGGTGGCCTCCGGAATCCGGTCCACGACTGTCAGGAGGCCGGTGCAGAGGAGATCGCGCGCGCCCCCCTGCCCCATGAGGGCGGGTGCCTGGGTGTACGCCTTGGCACGGTCGCAGCGCATGAGTCGGCCGAAGCCGTTGTCCAGCATCTCGCCGTCCCGGGCACGGTCACGGACATCACTGCGCCAGGACATCAGCTTCGGGAACTGCTCGGACATGGCCGCGTCGAACTGCTGGGCCAACTCCATCTGAACGCCCTGGTTGGCGATCCCCTTGACGCCCATGCCGTAGTTCCAGCCGTGCCCGATTCTCTTGGCGTACTCGCGCCACTCCCCGTCATGACGTCCGAACACCCGGTCGGCGATCATGGAGTGCGCGTCCTCGCCGGGAGCGAACAGGGCCATGTAGGCGGGGTCCTGGCAGTGTCCGGCGATGGCGCGCATGTCGACCTGGTCCATGTCGAACGCCATCAGGACGTTCCCCGGGTCCGGGACGAAGACAGCACGTTGGACCACCTTGCCGCCGCGCTTGCCCAGGTTGGTGGTCGAGGGCTTGACCATGGCCCACCGGCCGGAGGCCTGGTCGGTGGCGTTCCCCTCGTCCTCGCTGCCGATCCGCGCGTGGACCCGGTCGCCGACCAGGTGTTTGGCGATCTCGGCGTACTTCCCGGTGGTGCCGGTCACCCGGACCACGTGCTCGCAGATCTCCCGTACCGCGCTGTTGCCCCCATAGGCCCGGGGGTTGAGCATCCCCGGGTGGAGCTTCCCCTCCGCACCCTTGCCGACCATGTAGCTTCCCTCGCCCAGAGCATCCGAGGACAGCGCCATGACTCCGGACTGCGTCCGGGGGACGTACGGTGCGCCGGCCCGCTTGAAAGCAGCCTCCAGGGCCTCCCGGCCGGGGCCCGACGACAGCGGCGACTTCCGCAGTTCCTCGTAGGCGACCTTCGCCGCACCCCGTCCCCGGTACTTCGTCTCGGTGAGCGGTACCCCGCAGTTGGCCGCGAGCCAGTCCAAGGACCCCTGCCGGGCGATTTCGTCCGCCTCTATGCGCCGCTCCAGCTCCGGGACGTCGATGCGCCAGCCGTTGAGGGTCATCCGGTTCTGGAGGTGGGCGATCCGCATCTCCCGGCGGACGTAGTCCGGGAGGTCATCGCATCCGAGGGCCTGGTGGACCCCACGCAGGGCGAACAGGTCCCCGCGCAGGTACGAGACGTAGTCCGGGTCGTCCACCGGGATGCGGTCGTACCCGCCGAACCGGGCGGCCAGTCCGGCCAGGTCATCGGTCTTGCCGGGTACGCCGAGCCGGGCGGCCAGCGAGTTCATGGAGTAGTACCCCTTCTCGCTCCAGGGCTTCTGGTGCTTGGAGCCGGGGGGGTCGTAGATCTGCGCCACCCGCATGGGGTCGACCATCTTCCGGGCCAGGGCGTCGTAGTCCGCCCCGCAGTACCTCGCGATGGCGATCAGATCGAAAGCGAATCCGTTGTAGGCCGAGATCAAATCTGCGCGTTCCAGGACCGCCCGCAGCTTGGCAGGGTCCGCAGTGACGCCGGTGGTGTCACTGTCGTCGCGCAGCGCCCCGCAGATCCGGACGTATCCAGGGCCGTAGGTGAACAGGTCGGCGGCCGAGCCGGTCTCCAGGTCGAAGTACACGGTGCCTGGCATCAGGCACCGTCCGCGGCGAACCAGTTGGCGGCGCCGGCCCTGTTCTCGTCCTGGCTGCGGTGGCCGGTGGGGGCGGAGGTGCACCGGACGAGGCCCTGTGCCTCCAGTGCGGCCAGGGCGAGGTAGGCGGCTCCGGGGAACGCCTTGGGCGGGTAGCCGAGCCGGTTGCGGACGGCTCCGGCGGTCAGCCCGCCGGGCTCGGAGCGGAGCAGCTCCAGGACGGCGGCCGTGCGTGCGGCCTTGTGGTCGGTGGTCATCAGGACTCCCAGTCGAATCCGTCGTCGGGGTCGGTCGGTTCTGCCGCCGGGGCGGCGGAGGGGTTCGGTTCGGGCAGCGGGTCCGGGGGAGCAGGCAGGGCGTCCGCCTCACACTCGGTAGTCGCCGGAAGAGGGCCGAAGAGGAAGGCGAGCGCGTCAGCGTCGGACACAGCCCGGGGCTTCGGAGGCACCGGACCGCCATCGGGTGTGGGAAGTGTGGGCTGGGGGCCACCACTCAAGAACTTTACGGCCGCATCGTCGGCCGCCGTCCGGCTTCCCGGAACGGGGTGTGGAACGGTGTGGGTAGTGTGGGCAGTCAGACCATTCCTGCCATAGGCCGACTGACTCACACCCTTAATGATCTCTTTCTCAGAGCCAACGTATGGTAGGGATGTCCCAGAACCCACACTACCCACACTCTGGGACACCTCCGTGTCCTGGTTAGGCTGGATTTTCACCGGTTCGCGGTCTTCCCCGGTGTGGGTTGTCACGTTGACCCCGAGATTCTTGCTCCGGTGCCTGAGTCGGACCTCGCCCACACCGGGGATCGTCCGGAGCCGTTCGGCGAACTTCGGCCTGGACATGGGGTCAGCCCCACCGTCGTCCTTCACCCACGCTTGGAAGGCCTTGTACAGAACCGACAGGCCTTCTCCGTGCTCCGCCCCCACCAGCTGCCCGGCGACGTCCGGGTGGATGTCACACCGAGTGGCGACCCAACGCGCTACCCGGTCGCTCTTGGTCTCGAACTCCTCGGCTACGTCCGGGGCGGTCGGCAGGTAGGTGCCGCGCTCGTTGAAGGCCCGCCAGGCGGCTACCCAGCGACAGAGGATCCCCGGCAGCTCCTGGAGCATCGCCGCCTCGATCGTAGGGTCCTCACGCCCTGCGAAGGTCTTCCCGAACCGGTAGGGCTTGATCCGGTTGACGTAGGCCCGGGAGGTCTCGCTGACGGTCGGCAGCTCGTTGGCGGCGAAGACGAACAGGGCCTGGTTGGTGAACCGGAACGGCAGGCCGTACTTGCGGTCCGCCTCGATCAGGTCCTCGCCGGTCAGCATCTTGAAGAGCGAGATGTCGCTGACGTGCGCGGCCGACAGGTCACCGGAGACGTTGACCATCTTCTGGTACACGGCCGAGGACATGAACTTGTTGTCGGACAGCTGGAGCAGGCTGACCCCGCTCACATTCCCCTTTCCCGCTATGGCCTCGATCAGCCGCAGGAAGGTCCCCTTGCCCGACCGCGACGGCCCGAAGGCGAACAGGGCACGGCTCGGCGTCCTGGAGGGGTCGAGCATGGTCGAGGCCACCTCCTCCAGGGAGGTGTACTGGTTGGGGATGACCTGCCGGAGCCAGTCCTCGTAGACAGGGCACTGCGCGTCCGGTGTCCAGGCGATCGGGATCTGGAGTGCGCTCAGGTACTTGGGGCTGTGCTCCAGGAGTTCGCCGGTCTCCAGGTCGAGCATGCCGTTGGCGCAGTTGAGCAGCGGCCGGGGCTGCCGGTCGGGCAGCCGCATGCCGCGTTCGGCCAGTTCGCCGACCAGGTACTCCTCGATCGTGGCGCGCCAGTTGGGCCGGAAGTCCTCGCCCAGCATGGTCTTGACCCGGGCGATGAGCGGTTCCCGACCGCGCTCCATCCGGAAGGCCCCGCCGCGGTACAGCGAGATCATGGACCCGCTGGCCAGGGCGGCCGGCTGGTCCTCCAGGACCGCCAGCGAGGCGGTGCGCGCCAGGAGCCCCTTGTCCGTGAAGTACGCCGACTCGGTCCGGCGCGACGGCGGGCGGCCCAGCTTGGTGACGGCTGCCTCGGCAATGCGCTGGATGTAGGACTCGCGCCGCTCGGGTGCCCGGCGTCCGAGGACGTCGTCCAGGCCCTCGCGCGCCTTGGCCCCGGCCAGCTTGGCGAACACGATCTCGTCCGCCCCCTCGGCCTCCAGCGCCTCCTTGAACGCCACCGCGGCGTCGTGGACGTTCCGGTTGGTCGCCACGTCGGCGTCGAACAGGACGACGACCCGGCGCCCCTCGGCCCAGGACAGGTCGGTGCCGATCCAGGAGTTGCAGCCGGGCACGGCGACCACGCCCCAGGCGGCAGGGGCCCACACGGCGGCGGCCAGTCCCTGCTTGGTGCCTTCCACGAAGAGGTACGGTGCGCTGTCCTCAGCGGGTGCGCGCAGGTGGGACAGAAAGGACCCGCAGCCCTTCGGCAGGATGTACTTGTGGGCCTCGCCCGCCTCGTCTACGACCGGGACGTCGGGCCGGAACTGGACGACGGTGCGGTCCAGGTCGCGCCACTCGAAGAGCATGCCCGGGCCGCGGCCGGGACCGGTGATCCAGTACCTGGCGATCTCCTCAGGGACGTGCTCGGGCAGCCGGACGGCCCGTACGCCGAAGCGCACGGCCTGCTCGGGGGTCAGCGCGCCGGCGGCCAGGATCTCCAGGCTGTAGGGCGTGAACTCGTTGCCCAGGGCGTCCAGGACGCGCTGCCCGGCGTCGGGGACGTGGCCGTTGGACGAGGCGGGCGGTACCGCGGTCATCATCGGCGGACCGCCCAGTCCCGGTCGGTGTGCATGACGGTGGCCGGGTGCAGGCCGCGCCGGGCGCACTCGGCGTCCAGGGCGTTGTGCGCGGCACTGGCCATCGCTACGTACCAGTCGGAGGACGCCCGGGCTCCGGCGTCCTTGCGGGCCAAGTGCGTGCGGCCGGGGCACGGCTCGCCGACGGCCGGCCGGCAGATGCGGCACCGGACGTCCAGCAGGCCCGGCTGGGGGTGTTCCCGGCGGTAGGTCTGGAGAGCAGAGGCGTACACCGCGGCGGGTGTGGGGTCAGCGTGCATGAGCGCCCCTCCGTTCGTGTCAGTGGTCGGTGTTCGGAAGGCTACGGGCGCTACGAAGCGCGCTGTCCTCCCTGTACGTGCGTGGCAGTCAGGTCTATCGGGGCGTCCGTGCCGGGCAGTTCAGGAGAGTGAGTCAACAGGGTCTCGACCTCTTCTACGGAGATACGGACGCGGTTCAGCCTGTCGTGGTACCGGGTCAGCCGTCCGTCGGCCAGCATGCGGTCTACAGAACGAATGTGAAGGCCCAACCGGGCAACGGCTTGCCGTCGAGACAGCCAGGGATACGTTGGACCGGGGAGAGGCTCCTCCTTGAGACGTTTGCCTCGGTGCATGCGCCAGGAATTGACCTGGGGTGTCACAGGCTCCAGGTGCCAGGGATTCCAGCAGCTGCGCACGTGGCACAGGTGATCGAGGTACAGCTCCGCCGGATAGTCGCCTCTGTGGAAGAGGTAGGAGGTCGTGTGCGCGGACCGGGTAACGGCACGACCATCCAAAATGATCTGACTGGTCATGTAGTTCCCACGCTGGCCATTGCGGGCGACCCAGCACCCCGAGGTGAGGCCTCGGGTCAGGCAGGGGACCTCAATGGACCTCTGCTCCAAGCTGGCGATCCTCTCCGAGAGAAGATCCGTCGTCATGCCTGAACCTCTGGCTCCGGCGGCTTTATCAGGAATGCGCCGACTTCTTGAGCACTCAGGCAGGGGCGTCCGCGATTGTCGCGGTAGGTGGTGAGCAGACCGCGCTTACGCCAGCCGTCCACGGTCCGCACGTGGACGCCCGCCTTGACGGCAACCTGCTTTCGAGTGAGAAACGTGTCTGGTTGCATGACTCCCACACTATCACTCGCTTTCTCTTATTTACAGCTTCGCGCACTGCGTCTATCGTGGAGCCATGACCACAGACCAGAAGCCCGACAAGAGTGCTGACGGCATGTCAGCCGAGGACCTCGTCCTGCGGCTGCTGACCGGCAGCGGCCAGCTGACCCCGGAGGACGCGCAGCGCCTCCTCACCGGGCTCCGCGCCGACTGGACCGGCCACGGTACTCCCGCCCTGGCCGTCCGCGAAGGAGAAGCGGACGTCCTCCAGCTGCCGGTGAGCCGCGGCGACCTGCGCGAGCTGGCCGCAGTCCTGACGGCCGAGCGCTACCGCCTCGACAGGGGCGACGACAGCCCGGTGCCGCAGCCGCGCTGGGCCGCGAACGTCCGGATCTCCCAGGCGGTCTATTCGGCGCTGGCTTCCAGCACCGGCACGCAGAAAGAGGCAGTACAGGGGGGCGCCCGCAGGGCTCTGGCCCGCATGCTGACGCCGGGCCTCGGCGTGATGAGCGACCGGGAGGAGGAGGAACTCCTCGACGCCTACCGGGCTGAAGTGCTGCACGAAGCTCCCGGATCGGAGCCGGCCCGGCCGGGCTCCGACTACTCCGCCGTGTACCTGGACCAGCACGACAGGATCTGGTCCGACTACCCGGTGCTGCCGCCGAGCGACCTCGTACTGCCCATGGTCTGGGCGGACGAGCAGGCGCGGTCCAAGGCTGATCTCGTGGACGCCGGCACCGAGCTGCGGATCATCGGCTGGGTCGCCCCGTGACCACCGTCCACGAGCTGGCAGTGGAGCTGGACTGCCGTCCGGACGCCGTCCTCGAAGAGGTCTTCGGGCTGTGCGTCGCCCACCGGGAGGCAGCAGTGATCGTCGCCGGCGACCTGTGCGTGGCCCTCGGCCAGGACACGGAGCTGACTGCTTTCGGGGCAGCCCGGGTGCGCAGCCGGCTGGGAGCCTCCCGGTGACCGCCGGCCAGCCGGGCGAGACCACGGTCTCCGACCTGGCGCAGGAGTTCGACGTCGCTGATACCCGGGAGGTCGCCGTCCAGGTGGCCGGCCTGTGTACCGCCTACGGCGCCAAGCGCATCGTCGCCCGCGACGGAGGACTGAACGACATGGTCCTGACCGCCTGGGGCGCCTCGCTGGTCCGCCGCCGACTGACCGAAAGGGCGTACTGAGCATGAGCAAGACCAAGAAGCCGAAGATCACACTGGGGGAACTGGCGACCGAGTTCGGCATCCCAGTCGAGACCGCCGGATGGGTGCTGTTCCTGGTAGTGGGGAACCAGTTGAGCGTTGAAGGGGCGAAGAACGTTCTGGTTCTGGACGGAGGACGACTGGCCTCGGATTGGAAACAGTGCCCGGACACCAGACTGACCTCTTCAGGCGCGAAGCTCATGCGCCGGATTCTGACTGAGACGACGGCACGCGGCGAGGCGTACACCGAAGCGCTCTACTACCTGCTCGAAAAAGGCGCGCCTCCCTACGGATCCGTCGTCGTCCTTGCTTCCCTTGACATAGCTGTCCGCGCCGACCAGCGGGAGAAGGACGCCACGCTGGTCGAGTCGAGAGCGACAGGCCCGCAAGTCCTCCGACTGGCAGCCGACGTCCGAAACGGAGTCAAGCCGTGAGCGACCTGGTGCGCGCCGTTCGCGAACAGATGCGCGCAAGCGGTGACCTGGCCCGGATCGACTTGGCGCTGATCGAGTTCGAGACAGAGATCCGCGCCGACCAGCGCGAGCGGGACGCCGTGTTGGCCGAGCGCATCGAACACCTCAAGGCCCCCGGTATCGGCCGGGTCATCGCAGGGATGATCCGAGAGGCAGGGGAGTCATGAACGGCCCGGTGGAGGTCAACGCGGTCACGCTGGCGGAGATCGACCTGCGCCGGGCCCAGCTCACCGAGTGGGCCGAACGGCTGCGCGAGCGGCAGGCGGCCACCACGTCCACATCAGGTGCCGCATGCACCCTGGCCCGCGAGGTGCGGCGCGTCCAGCGCCGGGCCGACGACTACGCCGCGATACTGCGGCTCCTGAGAGGAAGTGCGGCGTGAGCGACTACGGAGTGCGTCTCGGTATGTCCCTGGAAATGCTGGTCGCACGAGGGGTAGCGGCAGATACCGCACGCCATATTCTGAGCCGTTTCGAGGAGGCGGTCCGTGCCGACCAGCGGGAGGAGGACGCCGCGCTGGCCACGAGGGCCGGATCCTCCCCGCTCGACAGGATGCTCGACTTCCTGGAGGTGAGGGATGGGATCCTGGCGGACCGTCCGCCTGAGTCCGTCGACTGGGCTGCGCGCGCGACAGATCGCCGATCTCGCACTCCACGAAGAGGCGGTCCGCGCCGACCGCCTGTCCGAAGTGCTACCCCGATGCAGCCCGCAAGAAGATCTGACACCCAGCACGACTCGACCACTGACCAAGGAGAATGATCGATCATGAAGGACATCCAGAAACTGGTCCTCGCGGCAGCCGTGCTCGCCGTGTTCTGGCTCTGGGGTCAGGGCAGCCAGCAGGCGGCGCACGCCGTCCGCCAGGCCCCGCACTCGACCGCCCCGGCGGTGCAGCACCGTGGCTGACCGGGAGGAGTGCGCAGGCTGCGGTACCTGGACGTGCCTCGACTGCGGTTGGAAGCGGACCAGGGCCAATCTTGATCACACGCACGCGTGCGGGTCCTGCGGCAGCAGTCGTGGCGAGATGCGGCCGACCCGGCACCGGCGGGCCTTCCTCACCCGGGAGCACGGGCCGGAGGCGAACCACCATGCCTGACCGCTGGGAGATCCGCGAGAAGCCCGAGAATCCGCGCCTGGCCGCCGAGTACGGTTCCTGGGGCCCGGTGTTCCAGGTCTGGGACACGGTCGCCGATCGGCGGGTGGCGTTCGGCAAGTACGACAGCCGCGAACACGCGCAGGCCCGGATCGACCGCATGGACTCTGCGGACCACTGCACTGGTTGCGGACTACGCAACGACGTCCTGCCATCGCCCTATCGAACTTGCCCAACTCCGGAGGCGCACCATGTCTGACCGCTGGGAGATCCCCTGCGTAGGCGATCGAGTCCGCTTCACTACGTGCGGTGAAACTCTGGAGGGCGTCGTGATGGATACCGACGGGGACGACCTGGAAACTGGCAAGCCGTACGTCTCGATTCGGGCTGACGATGGCCTGGATTACGGCCCGCTGGTTGAACGAGTGACCCGCCTCGATCCCGGCACCGATCTGGGGGGACCCCAATGGATGACGCCCTGAGCCTGCACCTACCGGAGTCAGGCCATGCGTCGTGGTCGTCCCTGCACGAGTATGTGAGCACCGTGATCGCACAGAACACGTTGCCGAGCACAGACACCAATGAGTTCCGGTTGGCACGAGCCCTGCTTATGTCGCTGATGAACCGGCTGGGGATCGATGCCACTGGGATGAACGACTGCACGTGCGCGGTGCCCAGCGACAGCGGGGACGTAGCGGACCACGAGATCAGGTGCCCCCGGGCGAACGGAAGGCTTGTCGTGGATGACGCTCTGGACCCGGCGCTGACGGCTCGGCAGAACGCCGAGAAGCGCACCCTCTGGACGCAGCAGCAGGTGCTGGAGATGCTGACCCTCCAGCGCCGGGACGATGCGGCGGCCCTCCGGGCATTCATCAGCGGGTACGGAAGCTGGCCCGAGATGCAGCTCGAATGGGATGCCGCTGCGAGCTACCTGTGGATGCCCGAAGAGAAGAGGACCGATGAAGATCAGTGAATTGACCCTGGCCGAACTGCGGCACGAGGCCGCCCAGCGGGCGCTGGAGCTGGCCCGCATCAAGGCGAGCGCCGTGATCGGACTGTCCGACACCGCCGAGGATCGGATGGCGCAGGCGCAGCAGCGCGCCGACGAGTACGCCCTGATCGTGGCCTGGGCGGAGGCGGAGAACGACGGGGACGTTCCGCCGCCGGTCGCCGACTGCCTGGAACCCTACGTCCACGATCCACACGTCTGGCAGTCCAAGAACGGCGCGCGGCGCTGCCTCGGAGAGGGGTAAGGAGTGTCCGCTGACCCCAGCTACCGGGGCATCCCGGTGCCGACCGCCTACCGTGCCGACCCGCAGGCCCTGCGCGTCTGGAAGGAGGGCGTGGACGCGGTCAGGGACTGCGTTCAGCCTGATCCGGAGTGTGTCGCGCGGTACGGGCCGATCTCTGGGATTCAGCTCTACCACGGTGAGGAGTTCCACTGGCACTCCGATTTCCACGGGCATGCCCGGCCGGAAGACCCGCTGGTCTACCGGCAGCAGTGAGAATCCCACGACTACGAAGACCACCGACAACGAGTAGGACACGACCGATGACCACTGACCTGTACCTGCCCCGTCCGGCGTCCGTGCCGGACCCCGGGTTCCGTGAGACGGTCCAGGGCGGCCACGCCCTGGTCCTGGAGTACTCCCCCGGCCACGCGCTGGTGGTCGAGTACGGCGACTGCGAGTTCCGGATGGAGTGCCAGTGCGGCACGGTGTTCGTCCTCGGGCTGACGCCGGACCAGCCGTGGACCGGGCACATCCTGCGCTGGCTGTCCCACCGTTCCGGTCCGCGTGCGGCGGTCAAGCCGCATTGCCAGTGCCGGGCGGCCCTGCCGCGTCTCCCTCGCGCCTTCGGCGAAGCCGAGCTGAACCGGCTGTGTGACGCCTGGGAGCACCACACCATGACCGGGGTGCCGCGATGAGCGAGCAACTGCTGGGTCAGTGGTCCGTGAAGTCCTTCGAGACGTGGGACCGCAACGAGTGCGTGTTCCTGCGCCCGCCGGGCCTGCGCGGTCTGGACGTCGAGGTACTGGCCGCTGACGGCCAGGACGTCTTCTGCGGTTGGACCGCGGTCCCGGCCGCCGACGGCGCGCTGCATGTCGTGTTCGATCCGCCCGAGGCGGGCTGGGTCTTCCCGATACAGGTCCGGGTCATCGGGATCACCGACGCAGGCGGTCATTTCACCGCTCCGGCGGCCAGCGCGCAGTACCGTGAGCTGATCGCCCGGATGGGGCCGCTCGCAGAGGAGCTGGTCCGTAGCCTCCAGCAGGCGCTGGCACAGGCTGGTCTGATCCTGACCCCCCTCACTGAGGCGATGAACGCTGCCGCCGCGTTGGGCGGTCAGTCGGTGGCAGACATCGATCGAGCGTTGAGCCAGACAGCAGCGCAGCCGACAGAGAGCTGGACGACCGCGTTCGTCGGCAGCCGACTGAAGAGCGCGGTAGCGCCGCTCGGACCGGCTTGCCCGGGATGTGCTCAGCCTTACCGGGTGACGCGGATCGGCCGATCGTGCCTGCACTCCGAGGGCTGTGAGTACGGGAAGGCGGCCGACCATGGCTGAGGATCCGCGTACTGCCAGCGTGAAGGAGCTGACCCGGGCGATGCGCTGCCGCCGGGATCGGCAGGGTGCCTTCGCCGATGCGGTGGCCGAGCTGGAGCGCCTGCGGGCGCACCCGTACTTCGCCGATCAGGCGCAGGGACTGGAGACCGCCATAAGCGCGGTCCGACGCGTGGAGGAGAACGATGTCTGAGGAACTGACCGACCGGCAGAAGGCCGCAGTCCAGCGGCTGGCCGAGCTGACCGGTGTGAGCGATGACGCGCGACAGAAGATGGAGGAGGCCGTTGCGGAGTTCAACCGAGGCGTGGCTGCCGACCGCAAGGCGCAGAAGGATGTCTGACCAGAGAATCGCCCGGTCCGAGCTGGAGGAGTTGAAGACGGCTGTACTGGAGATGGCCGGGCAGACCGACGCTGATCCCGTGGCTGTTGGAATCCGTCGCGACTTGGACGGCCTGCTGCGGGCGCATCAGGAGCAGCGCGGCTTCATCGAGTACTTCGCTGAGGGCGATACGGTCTGGTTCCCGGGCGGCTGGCCGGACGAGAACAAGCGGGTTCCGTTTACTGTAAAGACGATCTACGCCAACGGCGTGGTGGTGGCCAGTCTGGAAGGGTTCGAGCAGCAGCACCTGGACGAGGCCGTGATCCGGCTCGGCATGACGCACACGCCGCCGGTCAGCGGCGAGTGACTGACCGTCAGGAGAAGTCCGACCGGGGAACCTGCCCCAGTCGGACTTCTCCGTCTCCGGGCTGGTGCCCGCGGGTCCCGAACGGGTAGACTTGGATTTAATTAAATCAGAGAAGGACGAATACATGACCACTGACTACGGACGAGGGATGCGGGAGCGGGCCGCCTCGATGACGGAGGCGGAACTGCGCTGTGCGGTGGACCGCCTGCTGGAGCAGGCCGGACGCGAGGAACTGAACTCCAGTGAGTACCGGCGCTACCTGACGGTGTCGGAGATCGGCTGGCTCTCGGGCACCGGCTCGGAGCAGGCGCTGGACAACGTGCGCAAGGCGGTCCGCGGATGAGCGTCGGCATCCGCGTTCGGATCACGCCTGAATTTCCAATCTTGGTGATTTCAGCAGACGGCACGATACAGGGTCCTGGACACGGAGGTCGGCACGTGTGGCTGCATCAACGCCCAGACCGACAGGGGTACCTGTACATCTCGACCCGAGTAGCCGGAAGTCCGCGCAGGCAGGATCGAATTGCTGTTCAGACCGTGGTCTGCACGGCCTTTCACGGACCGCGACCCTCCCCAGCGCATCAGGTAGCGCATGCGAACGGGATCAACACGGACAACCGGGCTGAGAATCTGCGTTGGGCTACCTCTCTGGAGAACCATGCGGATCGTGTCCGGCATGGTCGGACGTCCGCAGGTGCAAAGAATCCGAAGGTCAAGCTGACGGAGGAACAGGTACGGCAGATCCGTCGCCTGCGCTCCGAGGGAGTCCCCCGCGCAGAGGTAGCTCTTCGGTACGGCGTCCACCAAGGGACGGTCAAAAGCATCACTTCGCGGACGACTTGGGGATGGTTGACATGACCGCGGACATGATGGCGCTTCGGGAATACCAGCGCGAGACGATCGACGCTGTTGTGAAGGCGTGGGCGGCCGGGATGCGCCGTCCGGCGGTCGTCCTCCCAACAGGTGCCGGGAAGTCGGTGATCACAGCCCACCTGGCGAACGAGTACACCGCCCGGGAGGGCAAGCGCGTCCTGGTCCTCGTCCACAGGAACGAGTTGGCGCTCCAGGCGGTTGCCAAGCTCCATTCCGTGGCGCCGCACCTGTCGATCGGAAAGGTGAAGGCCGAGAGTGACGAGATCCACGCAGACATCGTGGTGGCCAGCGTGCAGACCCTCAGCAGGCCGAACCGGCTGGCCCGGCTGATCGGATCCCCTGCTAGGCCGATCGGCCTGGTGGTCCATGACGAATGCCACCACAGCGCTTCCCCCAGCTGGCTGGCCGTCGCGAACGCGTTCTCGGACGCGGTGCACACGGGGTTCACTGCGACACTGGCCCGCGGCGACGGCGTCGGTCTCGGTGACGTCTGGGAGGAAGTGGTCTATACCCGGTCGGTCCTCTGGATGGTGTCCAAGGGCTTCCTGGTGGATGCCCGCCAGATCGAGGTGACTGCGGACGGGCTGGACTTGGCAGCGGTGAAGCGCTCCGGCGGCGACTATTCGGACCGGGCGCTGGGGGCTGCGATGGTGGAGTCTGGCGTCGGGGCGGTCATCGCCGCCGCATACCGGGAACACGCCGCCGACCGGCCCGGGATCGTCTTCACCCCCACGGTGGCCGCCGCCCACGACACGGCGCAGGAGCTGGAGAAGCAGGACATCCGGGCTGCGGTCGTCCAGGCGAGTACTCCGACCGAGGAGCGGTCCCGGGTGTACGAGGCATCCCGGACCGGAGAGGTCCAGGTGATCGTCAACTGCGGCATCCTCACTGAGGGAGCCGACTTCCCCTGGATCTCCTGCGTCGTCCCCCGCATGACGCAGTCCGCCGGACTCTGGATCCAGATGGCCGGGCGCGGACTGCGCCTGTGGCCAGGCAAGCCGGATGCACTGATCCTCAGCATCGGCGGATCCTCTGGGCGCATCCGGACCCTGATCGACCTGGAACCCGGGGTGGTTGAGTCCATCAGGCCCGGCGAGTCGCTGGCCGAGGCCGCGGTCCGCACCGAGGAGGAGGGCAACCGCCGGGCCCCGGCCGGGTCGCTGGCGTTCGCGCTCAAGCACCGCGAGCTGGACCTGTTCGCGGCCACCGGCATGAACTGGCTCCGCACCGACGCCGGGGTGATGTTCATCCCGGTCGAGGGCGGCTACCTGCTGCTCTGGCCCTCCGCCGTGACGCCGGGAAACTGGGACGTCCGGGTGGCCCCGGCGCAGGGCAGGAAGTTTCCGGTGATCCATGCGGACCTGCCGATGGGCACGGCGATGGCCTGGGCCGAGACCGAAGCCGACCTCACCCGGGACGCGGGCACCGGCGACCTGTCCGGCAGCAGGGCCCGGTGGCGCAAGGAGCCCGCCGGAACAGCCCAGTTGGCCAAGGCCCGGGGCCTGGGCCTGACTGTCGCGCCGGGCGCGCGCAAGGGCGACGTGACCGATCTGATCTCGGTCCGCCTCGCCTCCATGAAGTTCGACCGCTACGTAGGAGTGATCGCATGACCAAGGACGAGCACGCTGAGACGATCCGCCGGGCTGTTGCCGCGGCCGAGGCCGACGGGATGGCGGTGTGGATCGAGAACGACTGCTGCGGTTGCGGGTTCGGGGCGCTTGTCGTCACCGATGACCGGCTGCCGGAGACGGAGCAGCGGATCCCGGCGAACCAGGCTCGGGTGATGGGAGCACTGAAGTCCGACGACCAACTGACTGAGAGGAATCCGTTCGTATGAGCGTCGAGAAGGACCAGCTGTACCCGGCCTGCAACCCGCTGGACGAGGGGCGGACGCTCCGGATCGTCGGAGTTGTCGGCGGCCATGCCCGGATCTTCACGGTCGGCGGCCCGGCGCGGGAACGCTGGATCGCCGTCAAGCACCTGCACGCCACTGCCACCACCCGGGACGGCCAGCCGCGCCGGTCCGGATACGCCCTCGTAGAGGAGTAGGGAAGACCATGACCACTGACCAGAATCCGACCACTGAGACCGAAGAGAACCGCATCCGGCGCATCGTTCGGCAGGAGATGCGCAACAACCTGGGTCCGCGCATGCGCCGCATCGCGCGAGAGGAGATCATCGCGACCTTGGCCGACATGTTCGATCACGCGCCGTCGGGATCTGAGGTCGAAGCCGTCGTCAAGGCAGCGCGAACGCTCGCCGACCAGCGACGCAAGGCGGAGATGACCACGCAGGGATCGAGGCTGGCCGATGACCAGCGCTGACGACTTCCTGCGCCTGGGTCAGCCCTACGACGCCACCGCGCCCGGCCCGTGGTTCCCTGCTCGCCACTCCGGAGAGTGCGGCACCTGCTTCATGGAGTTCGAGGAGGGCGACACGATCCGTGCCGATGGCGAGGGCGGATGGGAGGCGCAGGACCACGGGCACGAGGACGAGAGCGGGCAGGCCGCGCCGCGCGTCCAGGTGTTGGAGCCTGTCCCGACCGCGCCAGGAGAACAGAACGACCGCACACCCGACCACCGGCCAGAGGACGAGAACGTGAACGATGATGCGCAGAGCGAGTTGGACCAGGCCGAGGAGCGGTCGGCCGTGATGGAGTCGGACGGGAAGGTACGGTGCCCGGCGTGCCTGCGCGACTTCGCGCCCGTCAAGGGCGGAGGTGTCCGGGGGCACAAGCCCGCGCCCGATGACACGGTGTCACAGGGGAAGTACAGATGCGCGGGCGGCAAGGGCGGCGCTTACCTGCCCGGCTGCGGACCGCTGACACCGGCACAGAAGATGGAGGCGCGCATCGCCGCCGGGCCTCAGCCGGGCCCGAACCCGCACCGGGTGCCGCTGCCGACCATCGGCCCCTCTAGGGAGCTGACACAGGCCGCAGTTGAGGCGTTGCAGTGCCGGACGCCCGAGCAGAAAGCGGCCACGGCCGCGCGCATGGACGCTGTCGCCTCGGCGGTGCTGGGCCTGCCACTCGACGCGGGCAACCCGGTAGCGGAGGCCGTTGCCGACCTGCCCGTCGGGGCTCAGGTCGAGGTCGGTGGCCA